ATTGGATATTAATAATTTATCATGTAATATTGTTCGTTTTAATAGTAATTTATATTATGATAGAAAATATATTACTTCAAATATTCAATTAAAATTAATTCCAAATTTAGGCATTCACATATCAAGTAATAGCAATATTTCAGTAAATTTTTCTGATGGCGGATGGACAAGTAATACAGATATTTTATATACAAATAATAATACACGAATAGGAATTGGAATAACAGACCCTTCAGCGACATTACATATTAAAAATAATAATGCATCAATTATTATTGATAATAATAATAATAATTTATTTAAATTTTATTATGATAATAATACATTCATATTTGGAACTAATAATGCACAGCAATTTAAAATTAATAAAGATGCGAAAAATAATTCTATAAATATTGATAATACTAGCACTGTTAATATAGGTTCTAATCTTAATGTTAATGGAGATACAAAATTAACATCAAATATTTATATTAACGCAGGTGGCATTGAAAAAGATATTATTTCATGGTTAAAAGAAGAAAATAAAATAGCAGACCAAAAGTTTGTTGAAGAAAATCAAAATTTAACAGAAAATACAATTTTAAGAGGAAAAGGAGGAAATATAACTGAACTAGATTATAATAATATAACTTTAAATAAATTGATTTTTAGACTTCCTTTAATACATAATAATGATAATACAATTGATATTGATTTATCTAAATCAGGTTGGACAAATATAAATAATAATATTTATTCACCAATTAATTCAAAAGTAGGTATTGGAACATCTAGACCATTAGGATTATTACATATTGGTTCTACATCTGATAATATTGATGGAACAATTGTAATATCTAAAACAGATACTAGAAATAAAAATTTTAAATTAGGTTATGATGATAATTATAATTTTGCATTTGGTAATTTAACAACAAATAATATTTGGTCAAAACAATTTTATATTAATCCCGATGCACCTGGTGAATCATTAATTATTAATGGTTCTGGAGATATTAATATTAATTCAAATTTATTAATTAAAAAATCATTAAGATTTAATAAAAATACTCTAAATTATAATTTAAATATTGATGACAATAATATTTTTAATATCGCAAATAATATTAAAATAGATAGAAATGGTTTAATTGGTATTGGAACTGACCCTATAAATGATGATACTAATTCTAAATTATATATAAATGGTAATGTAAAAATATTATCTGATTTATATGCAACTGATATTTATGCAAATGATGGTTCATTTAATATTTTAACTACATCTAATTTAAATATATTAAATAATCTAAATGTATTATTTAATATTACAGCAAATGATATTAATACACAATTATTATCATCTGCAAATATTAATGCAAATAATATTAATGCAACGCGTAATATTAATACATTAAGTATATTATCATCTAATTCAATTTATACTAATTTTTTTGATACTACTGATATTATTTGTTCTAATAATATTATTAGTATCAAAAATATTAATGGTAATATAATAAATGCTAAAAATATTATATCAGATGATATTAAAACATTATATAATATAACATCAAGAAATATTAATATTACAAATGATTTTAAATCTTTAGCAAATATTTATGCAAATTTATTGATATATTCATCAAACAATATAATAGCTGAAAATAATATATATTCAAAAAATATTGAATCAGAAACTATTAAGTCAACTATTTCTATTACAGCAGAAATATTAAATTCTAAAACTATTAATAATGAAGAAAACATTTTAACAAAAGATTTATTATCAACAAATATAATAGCTACTGATATTAAAGCAAATTTAATATCAGCTCATAATATTACGGTTGATGAACAAATAACAATAAATAATATTAATAGTTTAAATATTAATAATAATGAAACAATATCAACTTATGATTTAAATACTAGAAATAATATTACGTGTCAAAATGCAATAAGTACCAATACTTTAGATTCAATTTCACTTCATTCAGATATAATTGGTATTAATACAGATAATCCAAAGGCAGAATTACATATATTACATAAAACAGGTTTATTTGATAATACATCAATGATAATTACAAACATAAATAATGAAAATAGTTTTAAAATAGGTTTTATGGATAGTAATTTTTGTATGGGAACTTATAATTCATCCATATGGAAAAAACAAATATCAATTAATGTAAATACTGATGAAGATAATATTATAAATATTAAATCATCAGGAAATATTACAATAGGAACTGAAATACAAGAAACAGCAGATATATATAAATTAAATATTATAGGATATTTAAATGCAAGTGAAATTTATGAAAATGGAATTAAAATATTAAATAATACAAGTGTCAATACTATTATTGATAATAAATTACAATCATATTTATCTATAACTGATGCTAATAATATATATTCAACAAAAAATTCTGTTGAATCAGATATTAATGATGCAATAAATAAAACGGAGAATTTTGTTACATCATTGTTATCATTTAATTCAAATATATTTTCAAATGAAAAAAGATATCCTTCTGCAAATAATACTCCAACATTACAAACATATTTAGATAGTGATTTTACAGGAGATATTAAAGCTCAAAATGAATATATCTATGCTTTAAATGAAAGTTTTTCTGAAACAGTTACAAATTATGACAATTCAATAATAACACGCGCATATAATATATATTATTCAAGTATTGCATCTACTAATAGAAATAATAGATTACTTAATTTATTTTATTATAATGATAATCCTAATACAGCTCTAAATCCTTCATGGGGTGTAAATAATTATAAAAATACTATGTATAACAAAACAACTGCTAATATTGATATACAAGATAGAAATTCAATAATATATAATTCAGGAAATGGTACTTTTGAAAGATTTTATGGTGATTTTATTATCATAAAATTTACGAATTTTAATTTTATATTTTCTAAATTTAGATTTTATATTTTAAATACTCAAATTTATAACGCACCTTCTTCATGGAGATGTTATGCTTCAAATGATGATGGAGCAAATTGGATAATATTAAGATATGCATCAAATGAAAGTCCACAATTACGAACTACAGATTATATTAAAGTCAATGATATATATTCTTATTATGAGAGATTTTTTTTTAATGATACGAAATATAACCTTATTGGATTTGTTTTTGATAAATTAATTTATTCAATAGAAACATTTAGGATATTAATTAATCTTAAAATTTTTAAACTTGAAATATATGGTAAAGAAGCATTAACTCCATTATATATATCATCTAATGTTTTAAATAATATTTTAACTAATTATGTAAAAAATGATAGCATTAATACTAATATTCAAGGAAAATTGAATGCAATATTACCTCTTGAAATAGATGCTAATAGCAATTTAAGCTTTAACGCGGTAGCATTAGCAAACATCCAATCAACAATACCACAGTATATATATGAAAGTTTAAATACTACTATTACACAATATATCAATTCAAAAACTGATATTTGGATTAAAGAACCATCAACGCCTAATATTTATTATTTTAGCGGAACTGTTGGGATTGGTACAGCTTTGCCAAATATAAATAGTGATACTCAATTAAAATTAAATGTTGGTGGTAATATAGTTGCTAGTAATATTAATATTGTAAATAATATTAATAGTGGTAATACAATAACAGCTAAAAATTTAAATGTTGCAAATACTATAACAGCTACTGCTTATCAAGGAAATGGTTCTTTATTAACAAATATTAATTATAATAATATTACAAATAGACCTGATTTGATAAATCTTAATAATTGGAATATATCAATAAATGCTAATATTGCAAATTGTTATAATAATTTAAATGGAAATATTGGAATTGGTTATGCATTAAACGCACCATTAATTTCAAAATTATCAGTAAATGGAAATATATTTTCTTCGGCTATTATTAATTGCACTAATTTACAAGAAAATAGTATTAATATTAGTGATAAATATTTAACTATAACAAATGCATCAAATACTTATTTATCAAAAAGTGGTGGAATTATTTCAGGTTCTATTGGAATTGGAACAACTAATTCAGATATATATAAATTAAATATTGATGGAAAAATAAATACTACCTCAATAAATTCAATAAGTTTTATTGAAAATGGTATTGATATCTCAAATAAATATTTAAAAATTGTAAATGCAAATAGTGAATATCTATCAAAAAATACTGGCGGAACTATAAATAATAATTTAATAATATCTCAAAATCTAGCAATTGGTTCTACAAATATTACTGATTATAGATTAAATGTTAATGGTTCAATCTATTCTTCAAATAATATTAGTTGTCTCAATAATATTATCGAAGGAGGTTCTAATCTTATTGATAAATATTTAACTATTATAAATGCTTCAAATTCTTACTTATCAATTAATGGTGGTTCTATTTTAGGCTCAATTGGAATTGGAACAACTAATTCAGATTTATATAAACTAAATATTAATGGTTCTTTAAATACAACTTCATTATATATTAATAATAATATCATTGATTTTGCATCATTTATAACAACAACATCATTAAACACATCATTATCATTATATACACCATTAAGTCATTTATCAGATTATATTTCAAATAATGATTTTAATTCAATTTTATTATTATATTCAAAAACAGGCGAAGATGCAAATTATCTTAAAATTACAGGTGGAACAATTTCAGGCGATACCACTTTTTCTAAAAATTTAATAACATCTAATTTAACTACCTCAAATTTAACTTCCTTAAATCAAATAATAACCTCAAATTTAACTACTTCAAATTTAACTACTTCAAATTTAACTTCCTTAAATCAAATAACAACATCAAATTTAACAACCTCAAATATCCAAACAAATACATTAATTACTTCTGGTAAAGTTAGTATTGGTTCAACTACTTTTTCAGAACATCTATTATTTATTAATGGTTCTTTAAATACAACTTCATTATATATCAATAATTCACCCATTGATTTTTCATCATTTGCTACAAATGCATCATTATCATTATATACACCATTAAGTCGTTTATCAGATTATATTTTAATTAATAATTTTAATTCAACTTTATTATTATATTCAAAAACTGGCGAAGATACAAATTATTTTAAAAATACAGGAGGAACAATTTCAGGAGATACAACTTTTTCTAAAAATTTATTTACATCTAATTTAACTACCTCAAATTTAACTTCCTTAAATCAAATAATAACATCGAATTTAACTTCTTTAAATCAAATAATAACTTCAAATATTATTACAAATAATTTAAATAGTTCAAATATTAGTAATGTTAATTTATTATCATCTCATTCTATATATGCTATAAATAATATTGGAATTGGAACTAATCCAACATCATTATATAAATTAAATGTTAATGGGTCAATTTATTCATCAAATAATATTAGTTGTTTAGGTAATATTATTGAAAATGGGTCAAATCTAAGTGATAAATATTTAACAATAGAAAATGCATTAAATAATTATTTTTTAATTAGTGGAGGAATAATTAATAATAATCTTGGAATTGGAACAACCGCATCTCAATTATATAAATTAAATGTTAATGGGTCAATTTATTCATCAAATAATATTAGTTGTTTAGGTAATATTATTGAAAATGGGTCAAATCTAAGTGATAAATATTTAACTATTTCTAATGCTTCAAATAATTATTTTCCAATCAATGGTGGTAGTATTTTAAATAATGTATCTATTTTATCAAATTTAGGAATTGGTATTATAGCCAATAATATTTATAAATTAACAATTATGGGAGATGTTTATATATCCAATAATATTTTATGTCTTGGAAATATAAAAGAAGATGGAAGAAATTTAAGTGATAGATATTTATCAATTAATGGTGGGTATATTTCAAGTAATTTAACGATTTCATCAAATGTAGGAATTGGAACTATTGCAAATAATTTATATAAATTAAATGTTAGTGGAACAATTTATTCATCAAATGATATTATATGTAATGGAAATATAAAAGAAGGAGGAACTAATTTAACTGATAAATATTTATCTATTAAAGGAGGTAATATTTCAAGTAATTTAATTATTGATTCAAATCTTAGTATTGGAACAAATATTAATAATTTATATAAATTAAATGTTAATGGTTCAATTTATTCATCAAATGATATTATATGTGAAGGAAATATTAAAGAAGGTGGTAGTAATTTAAAAGATAAATATCTATCAATTACTGATGTTGGTAATTATATAAGTATTGATGTTTTAAGAAATGAATTAGCTAGTAATCAGCCAAATATTCAAAAAAAATATGGATTTAGATGTATTTGCAGTAATGTTATTATATTAAATAATGAAACTTATTATAAACATGATATATATTTACCAACATATGTTAAAACTAAAATTGATTCAATTGATGCAAATCCATATCGCATTTTTGGAATAAAATTTTTTTCAACATCTGCCATATTTAATAATAACGTTGCAAATAAGCCACCAACCATTTTACAATATGATATTTACACAAGTTATATAGTTAACTCAGGAATTATAAATATTTGCGCAATTGGATTTCCAAGTAATTATTATTTAAATAAAATAACTGCAGGAGATATATTTTTATTAAAAACAACAAGTTATAATCATATTTCAATTTTATCCAGAAAAAATGATTTAAATGTTAGCTGTATTATTTCAGATTTTTTATTTTAAATAATATAAAGGACATATGGATTTTATAGAAGATATTACATGGCAGGGAGACCCTGCTGTAACAGTATCTGATATTACAACGCAAGGCAATTATGCATTAACAGTTAATGGTGCATTTAATGCTGCTTCCTTAAATATAAATGGAACTGATATTAATAATATTTTTATTAATGCAGCTGATTTAAAAAATAATATTGACTCCGATTATTTAATTGTCAATTCTAATATTACAACAAGTAATATATTAATCAAAAATAGTTTAACCCAATCGGGAGTAGAAAATATAAATTTTAAAGGTGATTTATTTACTGCAGGTGATATTAATATTGGTTTAAATACTGATAAAAATAAAAAATTATTTGTTGGAGGAACTGTTATTTCATCTTCAAATATAACATCTAATATTGATTCTATTAATATAAATAATTCCGGGTTTTTTACTAATGTTGGTGATGCTAATATTATCGGAAAATTAAATGCTTTAGCAATTTCATCTAATGGTATAATATTAAATTTTAATAATTATATTACAAGCAATTTATTATATGATTTTTATTATACAAATGAAGGTCTTTATCCTCCTAAAAATTTTAATGATGCAAATTCTACAATTATTACTACTTTTTTAAATAAATCTGTTTATTATGATACTATTACATTAAATACTGATAATATAAATTATGGAAGTGGAACATATATTATTTATTCATCAAGTATTTCTGATGACCAAGATAAAAGAAAAATAAATTTATTTACAGATAATATTTATGATTTATGTAGTTGGAAAAACAATAATTATTTATCAAATGGTTATTATGCAAATACAAATTATATTAAAGATAATTATTTAGGTGACTGGATAATTATTAAATTACCTAAACCAATTATTTTAACTAAATTTATATTTACTTCTGAAAATATAACTAATGCACCATCTTTATGGAGATGTTATGGGTCATTTGATGGTGTTTATTTTACTGAAATAATTGATGCATCAAATGATAATATACCTTTAGATATACCTAATTATACTAATAAATCATATACAAAAATACTTTCAAATTTCAATATTTTATATGATTATATTGGTTTTACATTTAATAAAATTATAGGTGTTAATTCAGGAAGAATTAATTTAATTTTAAATGAACTTAAATTATATGGAAAAGAAATAAAAAATATTAATCCAACTTATATATCATCAAATACTCTTTTAAATAATATATTACCATCATATTCAACTACAGGAAATGACCCTAATTATTTAAAAATTTCTGGAGGTTCAATATTGGAAGAAGCCACTTTTTCAGGAACTCTAAAAACTAATAATTTTATTTCAAATTCTAATATTTTAACTAATTATTTAAATGTTAGCAATGTTTCAACTTTTTCTAATAGTATTATGCAATTATCAAAAAATCCAAATATTTTTTTGGGAAATATTGGAATTGGTTCAACAGATAATAATTATAAATTATATGTTAATGGACAAGTTTATATTAATTCAAATTTATTTATTAGTAATGATTTGATATCATATGGAAATATTAAAGAAAATAATATTTTTTTATCAAATATATATATATCGTCAAATGTATTAATTAATACTTTTATTCCTTCTAATAATATAATCACAAGTAATTATGCATCTAATATCTCCAATGTTATAATAACAAATACAAGTAATTATGCATCCAATGTTTCCAATGTTATTATAACAAACACCAGTAATTATGCTTCGAATGTTTCAAATGTCATAATAACAAACACAAGCAATTATGCATCTAATATTTCTAATGTTATTATCACAAACACAAGTAATTATGCTTCCAATATTTCCAATGTATTATTAAATTCATTGAATACAAATATTAATAATGCAAGTAATTATGCATCCAATGTTTCTAATGTCATAATAACAAATACAAGTAATTATGCATCTAACATCTCAAATGTCATTATAACAAATACAAGTAATTATGCATCCAATGTTTCTAATGTCATAATAACAAATACAAGTAATTATGCATCCAATGTTTCAAATGTTATTATCACAAACACAAGTAATTATGCATCCAATGTTTCAAATGTTATTATCACAAACACAAGTAATTATGCTTCGAATGTTTCCAATGTTATTATAACAAACACAAGTAATTATGCTTCTAATATTTCCAATGTTATTATAACAAACACAAGTAATTATGCATCCAATGTTTCAAATGTATTATTAAATTCATTGAATACAAATATTAATAATGCAAGTAATTATGCATCCAATGTTTCTAATGTCATAATAACAAATACTAGCAATTATGCATTCAACATCTCAAATGTCATTATCACAAATACAAGTAATTATGTATCCAATGTTTCAAATGTATTATTAAATTCATTGAATACAAATATTAATAATGCAAGTAATTATGCTTCTAATGTCTCTAATGTAATAATAACAAACACAAGTAATTATGCATCCAATATTTCTAATGTTATTATAACAAACACAAGTAATTATGCATCTAACATCTCTAATGTTATAATTGTAAACACAAGTAATTATGCTTCTAATATTTCAAATGTTATTATAACAAACACAAGCAATTATGCATCCAATGTTTCTAATGTCATAATAACAAATACTAGCAATTATGCATCAAATGTTTCCAATGTTATTATCACAAACACAAGTAATTATGCATCCAATGTTTCAAATGTTATAATAAGAAATACAAGTAATTATGCATCCAATGTTTCAAATGTTATTATCACAAACACAAGTAATTATGCTTCCAATATTTCCAATGTTATTATAACAAACACAAGTAATTATGCATCCAATGTTTCAAATGTTATAATAAGAAATACAAGTAATTATGCATCCAATGTTTCAAATGTTATAATAAGAAATACAAGTAATTATGCATCCAATGTTTCAAATGTATTATTAAATTCATTGAATACAAATATTAATAATGCAAGTAATTATGCTTCGAATGTTTCAAATATTATTATCACAAACACAAGCAATTATGCATCCAATGTTTCTAATGTCATAATAACAAACACAAGTAATTATGCTTCGAATATTTCCAATGTTATTATAACAAACACGAGTAATTATGCATCCAATGTCTCTAATGTAATAATAACAAACACAAGTAATTATGCTTCGAATGTTTCAAATGTCATTATAACAAACACGAGTAATTATGCTTCGAATGTTTCTAATGTCATAATAACAAACACAAGTAATTATGCTTCGAATGTTTCAAATGTTATAATTGTAAATACTAGTAATTATGCTTCTAATGTTTCGAATGTTATTATTACAAATACAAGTAATTATGCTTCGAATGTTTCTAATATCATTATAACAAACACAAGTAATTATGCATCTAACGTTTCCAATGTTATAATCACAAACACAAGTAATTATGCATCCAATATTTCTAATGTGATTATCACAAACACAAGTAATTATGCTTCCAATATTTCCAATGTTATTATAACAAACACAAGTAATTATGCATCCAATGTTTCTAATGTCATTATAACAAACACAAGTAATTATGCTTCTAACATCTCTAATGTTATTATTGCAAACACAAGTAATTATGCTTCTAATGTTTCTAATGTCATAATAAATTCATTAAATACAAATATAAGTAATTTATATTCAAGTGATATAATTTTTTATACACAAGAAAGACGTTATCCACCAAAAGCATTAATAGGAACATCAGAAAATACAATTACATTATTAGGACAATTAGTTAATCGTGAAACATTAAATTTAAATACAACATCTATATCATATGGTTCAGGAAATTATGAAGTTTATTCATCATCAACTTTAGGTACAGCTAATCTAAAATCAAAATTATTTAATTATTCAACAAATGACAGTGGATATCCTCGTTGGGCTGAAAACCAATATATATCAGACACAGGAAATTATGCTGGAGAAAGTACAATAGATAATTTTTATAAAGGTGATTGGGTAATAATCAAATTACCTCAACCAATAATGCTAACAAGATATAGAATTTATCAAAGAAGTGATAGTAGCTCTTATCCACCAAAAGCACCTTCTGAATGGAAGGTTTATGGTAGTAATGATGGTATTACTTTTACCGAAATAACAGAAGCATCACAAATGACAAGATTAACATCATATACAAATGGATTTTATGAAAAGTCATTTAATTCATTATTAACAATTCAATATCAGTATATAGGATTTGTATTTGGAAAATTATTATCAGTATCAGGAAATACAGGATTATTAATATCAGAATTACAAATTTTTGGAAAGGAAGCACAAATACCATATTATATTTCATCAAATATATTTAGTGAAATATTAACACCAAGTATTATTAATACAAGTAATTATGCATCCAATGTTTCTAATGTCATAGTAACAAATACAAGTAATTATGCTTCTAATGTTTCCAATGTTATTATAAATTCATTAAATGCAAATATTAACAATACAAGTAATTATGCTTCCAATGTTTCTAATGTTTTATTAAAAAATTTTAATAATTTTGTTTCATCTATAAATATATTCAATAATTCAACAAAATTATATAATATTACATCAACAACTAATGCAATAGATTTATCAAGATGTTATGTAGTTTTTAATTATACAGATGAAATATTTATAGATTCAGGAACATATGATATAACATTTGAACCATTATCATATAAAATTAATACTACACCTGAAATAATTAATTATTCATATCCATTATTAAAAGATACTATAACAAATACAACTATACAACCATTAATATGGTATAAATTTGAAACATATCAATATGACCCTTTAAATTATGATAGCACAGAATATGATAACTATTTTAATAAAAAATATCTATTTGATGATGGTTCATTATTAAATGGTTCATTGATATTATTAGGAACTAACGATACAATCACATTATTAGGTAATGAACCACCAATTAGAGGTTCAGCTAGTTTTACAAATACTAACAAATGGTATAAATTGCCAAATATTAAGTTTTATTCAATATATCAAACATCTGGAATAACTTTTAATTTTGGATATCTACAAAATTCTAATACAAATATTAGAACTGTTTTTGAATTTGGAAATGAAACTAATAATATATCTAATAATATATCTGTTATAACAAATGAAAGTATAAATAGAGAACCTATTCTAACATTTACAATAACTGATAATAATATAATAACACAATATACATATACATATCAAAATTTTGATGATGATCCTATAAATGTATCTTGGTCGATTGATAAAGATGGAAATTGGAATATAATGATTAATATGATAATACTTGCAAATGTAATTAACAAAAAAATTCCTGAAGGAATAAATGATTATTTAAATATGAATAATTATATTGGAAGAAAAATAAGTGGTAATGATACTTTTAGTTCTGGAATTGCTATATTTTATTTTAAAGTATATAATTATTGTTTAAATTTTAATGATAATATATTATTAATATATAATGATAGTACTAAAAGCCATTGGCTTAATTATTTAAAACCAATAATATTTTATATATTTAATGATGAGATTTATAGAAGTATAAATTATGGTTCATTGGATATTGGTGTTTTAACTCTATCAGCTGCAAAAGTTGCACCAATGAGATATCATGAAATTAGTAATATTAATAAAAATGGAATTGTTATTAATAATTCATATGTTGTAATTCCAAATAATACAATTGATTTATATTCAGTAAATATAATTACAGGTATATCTTTTTCATTTTGGGTAAAAGTTATAACATGTGTTGATGGTTCAATTATATTTAATTTTGGAGAAACATTAGAATCAAATAATATAATGATTAGTATAACATCTCCATCATCATTAATTTTTGAATTAAATTTTAAAATTAATGATGTATCATATACAACATCAATTGGAAATAATTTTATATATAATTGGACACATATAATATGGACTATATCAATTGATGGAGTTTGGAAAATTTATATTAATGGTAATAAATTAACTGATGTTGCAATTACAAGACTAATAACAAATATTCCAACAAAAACAAATAGATTATATTATATTGGACGTGCATTATCATCAGCAACACCGAAAATAATAATGAAAATGACAGATTTTAGAATTTATAATAAAATTTTAGAACAAGCGGATGTAAATGAATTATATTCAGGGAGAATTGAAATATATAAAAAAATAAATGTTGGAATAGGAACAACAAATCCATTATATTCTTTAGATATTAATGGTAATGCTAAAATAACAGGAAATACTAATTTAAATAAAATAAATATATTTGAAGAAATAGGAACAGATGCAACTTCAGATGGTGGTTCATTAACATTATCGCATAATAATCCGAATGGTATATCATCAATTGTATTTAAATCATATAATGCAAAAATAGCATTATATGAATATAAATTAACAAATGATTATGCTTATATAAAATATGTAGATAATATTTATGGTGGTATATATGATTATTTCAATATAAATCTCGATATACCAAATCCTCCTAATTTACCTGATTATACAACATTAAATGCATTAGTAATTGGTACAGAACCTGATATTACATATGATACTTCTCAAGATAATTTAATATTAATTCCTTCAGGTAACGTTGTTATTGCTCCAAAAAATAACATAACTTATATTTCAGGAAATGTAGGTATTGGAATAACAAATCCAGATATATATCAGTTAAATGTAAATGGATCTATAAATTTAATTTCATTATATAGTAATGCTATATTAATAGATTTTAATTCTTATGCATTAAAATCTGAATTAAATATTATTAATATAAATACTAGCAATTATGCTTCTAATATTTCTAACGTTATTATTTCTAACAATTCCAATTTTACATTAGGTACATCCAATATTTTAAGAAACTTAATAAATATAAATTTATTTAATTCTTCCAATTATGCATCTAATATTTCTAATATTATTATTACTAATAATTCCAATTTTACATTAGGCACATCTAATACTTTAAGAGACTTAATAAATACAAATTTATCCAATAATTCCAATTTTACATTAGGCACATCTAATACTTTAAGAGACTTAATAAATATAAATTTATCTAATAATTCCAATTTTACATTAGGCACATCTAATACTTTAAGAGACTTAATAAATATAAATTTATCTAATTCTTCCAATTATGCATCTAATATTTCTAATATTATTATTACTAACAATTCCAATTATGCATCAAATATTTCTAATATTATTATTACTAACAATTCTAATTATGCATCAAATATTTCTAATATTATTATTACTAACAATTCTAATTATGCATCAAATATTTCGAATGTATTAATTAGTTCTATTAATAATAATATTTATACAACTACTTATTATTTATCTAGTGAAAGGCAATATCCACCATTAAAATATAATAGTTCAGTTTCTGAAATTATAACTTTTACAGATATTAAAAATATTAATCCTATAAATTCTTTGAAAGAAACTTTAACAGTAAATTCAGGACTTTTATATGGGAATGGTAATTATATACTATATAGTTCTTCTTATACAACAAGTGGTAGAAAAGAAAAAATATTTGATTTTGAAAAAGCAGATAATTCTTCAATATTTTGGAACTCTGATAATTATACTGCCACCGGCGAATGTAATAATAATAATTATATAAAATCTGATTATTTAGGCGATTGGTTTATAATTAAATTACCCGTTCCTATTATTTTAACTAAATTTATATTTTATAATTCAAGTACATTTTCTGTAGCTGCACCCGGAACATGGAAATGTTATGGTTCTGTTAATGGTGATACATTTAATGAAATTACTCAAGGTTCTCAATCAACTAAAATAACATATAATAGTGGATTTTATACAAAAATATTAGATAATACATTTGATACAAAATATTATTATATTGGATGGTGTATAAATAGTTTAGCAGGTAATTTTACAGCTTTACTTTTCAAAGAATTAGAAATATTTGGAAAGGAAGAAATTACACTAACTATTCCAACATATATATCATCTAATGCATTATTTAATTCAATATTACCACAATATTCATTAACATCAGAAATAATTACAAGTATTACAAACTCAAGTAATTATGCTTCGAATGTTTCTAATGTTATTATCACAAATACAAGTAATTATGCTTCCAATGTTTCTAATGTTATTATCACAAATACAAGTAATTATGCTTCAAATGTTTCCAATGTCATAATAAGAAACACAAGTAATTATGCATCTAATGTTTCCAATGTTATTATAACAAATACAAGTAATTATGCTTCGAATATTTCTAATGTCATAATAACAAACACAAGTAATTATGCATCTAATATTTCTAATGTCATTATTAGAAACACAAGTAATTATGCATCTAATGTCTCTAATGTTATTATCACAAATACAAGTAATTATGCTTCGAATGTTTCTAATGTCATAATAACAAATACAAGTAATTATGCTTCCAATGTTTCCAATGTCATAATAACAAACACAAGTAATTATGCTTCCAATGTTTCAAACGTATTATTAAATTCATTAAATACAAATATTAATAATACAAGTAATTATGCATCTAATGTTTCCAATGTCATAATAACAAACACAAGTAATTATGCATCTAATATTTCAAATGTCATTATTAGAAACACAAGTAATTATGCATCAAATATTTCTAATGTCATAATAACAAATACAAGTAATTATGCTTCGAATATTTCTAATGTCATAATAACAAATACAAGTAATTATGCTTCCAATGTTTCTAATGTCATAATAACAAATACAAGTAATTATGCTTCCAATGTTTCAAACGTATTATTAAATTCATTAAATACAAATATTAATAATACCAGTAATTATGCATCTAATGTCTCTAATGTCATAATAACAAACACAAGTAATTATGCTTCCAATGTTTCCAATGTCATAATAACAAACACAAGTAATTATGCATCTAATATTTCTAATGTCATTATTAGAAACACAAGTAATTATGCATCAAATATTTCTAATGTCATAATAACAAATACAAGTAATTATGCTTCGAATATTTCTAATGTCATAATAACAAACACAAGTAATTATGCTTCCAATGTTTCTAATATCATTATAACAAATACAAGTAATTATGCTTCAAATGTTTCCAATGTCATAATAAGAAACACAAGTAATTATGCATCTAATGTTTCCAATGTTATTATAACAAATACAAGTAATTATGCTTCGAATGTTTCAAATATTATAATAACAAACACAAGTAATTATGCTTCGAATGTTTCAAATATTATAATAACAAACACAAGTAATTATGCATCTAACGTTTCAAATGTCATTATCACAAACACAAGTAATTATGCTTCGAATGTTTCGAATGTCATAATAACAAATACAAGTAATTATGCATCCAATGTTTCTAATGTTATTATAAGAAATATTGATAATAATTTTTTAAAATTATCAGGTGGAAATATTATGACGGGTGGTTTAAGATTTAATAATATACTAGCAAATAAAGTAATATCATTATATGATAATGCAACTCCTAATAATCATCAATTTGTAGGAATTGGAGCAAATAATGGTTTGATTTTAAATACTTATAATATTTCTGATGTTTTTCAATTTAGAGTTGGATTAACTTCATCAACATCAACCGAATTAATGAGATTAACAGGAACAGGTAATTTAGGAATTGGAACAACAGATACATCAATATATAAATTAAATGTTAATGGGTCATTAAATGCGACATCAATATCAAGCAATGGAATATTAATTGATTTTAGTAATTATGTTACATCAAATCAATTATATGGAAAAATAGAAAAACAATATCCTCCAAGAATATATGATATTTCTACAACAACAACAACACCATCAATATTTGGAAAAACTGATGTTATAACCGAAACAATAACATTAAATAATGGTGAATATGGTGCAGGAGATTATATAATATATTCTTCAAGTTCTACTTCTGGTAAAAATAAAAATTATTTATTTAATTATATAATTAATGATAATAATTCAGGAGGTTGGAATAATGATAATTATTTAACAAATGGTTCTTTTAAAAGTTCTTTAACATCTTATTATATTAATGAAACCAATTATCTAGGAGATTGGATAATTATTAAATTTCCAAGTGAAATTATTTTATCTAAAATAAATATTTATCCTTATTTAACATCCATATCAAGAAATCCATCATCATGGCGTTGTTATGGTTCAACAAATGGTGAAATATTTAATATTATTTCTCTTGCTTGTAATGATATTAGTCCATTAACTGCTGATGATTATAAAAAAGGTTATTATGAAAAAATAATTCCAGAAACTTTCACTCAACCATATTTATATATTGGATTTGTATTTAATAAAATTATTGGCGGTGATGCATCTGAAACATGTTTAATGTTTGTTGAATTACAAATATTTGGAAGAGATACAACACAATCAGCATTATATTTAACAAGTTTATTTAACAAAAATTTATTATATTATTCCACAACGGGAAATGACCCAACATATATATCATCAAATATATTACTAAATACTATATTACCATTATACTCAAAAACATCAGAAATAATCACAAGTAATATTAATACAAGTAATTATTCTTCAAACGTTTCCAATGTTATTATCACAAACACAAGTAATTATGCATCTAATGTTTCTAATGTTATTATCACAAACACAAGTAATTATGCATCTAATGTTTCTAATGTCATAATAACCAACACAAGTAATTATGCATCCAATGTTTCAAATGTTATAATAAGAAATACAAGTAATTATGCTTCTAACATCTCAAATGTCATAATAAGAAATACAAGTAATTATGCATCTAATGTTTCTAATGTTATTATAACAAATACAAGTAATTATGCTTCTAATGTCTCCAATGTTATTATAACAAACACAAGTAATTATGCATCTAATGTTTCTAATGTTATTATAACAAATACAAGTAATTATGCTTCTAATGTCTCCAATGTTATTATAACAAACACAAGTAATTATGCTTCAAACATCTCGAATGTCATAATAAGAAATACAAGTAATTATGCATCCAATGTCTCTAATGTAATAATAACAAACACAAGTAATTATGCATCTAATGTCTCCAATGTTATTATTACAAACACAAGTAATTATGCATCTAATGTCTCCAATGTTATTATTACAAACACAAGTAATTATGCTTCGAATGTTTCTAATGTCATAATAACAAACACAAGTAATTATGCTTCGAATGTTTCTAATGTCATAATAACAAATACAAGTAATTATGCGTCTAATGTATCTAATGTCATTATAAGAAATACAAGTAATTATGCTTCTAACATTTCTAATGTTATTATTACAAACACAAGCAATTATGCGTCTAATGTATCTAATGTCATTATAAGAAATACAAGTAATTATGCTTCTAACATTTCTAATGTTATTATCACAAATACAAGTAATTATGCTTCCAATGTATCTAATGTTTTATTAAGCAATATAAATAATATTAAAGAGCTATTTTTATACACATCAGAAAGACCATATCCACCAAAAGCATATAATAATAGCACTAATGAAACAACAACAACATTTTTAGGTAAAAATGTATATACTCAAACAATTTATTTAAATACAGATAGTATTTCATATGGAAGTGGTGATTATATTATATATTCTTCAAGTATATATACCAGTGGTATTCAAACACAATTAAGAAAAAGAGATTTATTCAATTTTGCAACAGAAGAAACAGGTGGTCATTGGGATAATAGTTATAATTTGTCATCAGGTTATTATACATTTACACCTGTAAATTATATTAAAAATGATTATAATGGTGATTGGATTATAATTAAATTACCTAAAGCTATTATATTAACAAAATTTAGATTTGTTCATAGAACATCATATGTATCACAAGCTCCTTCTTTATGGCGCTGCTATGGAAGTAATGATGGTATTAATTTTACAGAAATAACAGAAGCTTTTAATGATATAGTTGCAAATGCTTTAACATCAACTAGTTATAATGCAAACAAAATTTATGAAAAATCTTTAAATGAAACATTTAAAACGTCATATCAATATATTGGTTTTACATTTAATAAAACTATTTCAAATGAATATTTATGTTTTGCTGAACTTCAATTATTTGGAAAAGAATTATATAATTTTCAATCTGAATTAGCAGCAATTGCTTTAGGAACTAATTCTTCAAATTACGCATCCAATATTTCTAATGTCATAATAATAAACAGTTCTAATTTTACATCAGGAACAGGAACAAACACAAGTAATTATGCATCCAATATTTCAAATGTTATTATTACAAACAGTTCAAATTTTACATCAGGAACAGGAACAAACACAAGTAATTATGCATCCAATATTTCAAATATTATTATTACAAACAATTCAAATTTTACATTAGGTACAGGAACAAATACAAGTAATTATGCATCCAATATTTCAAATGTAATAATAATAAACAATTCAAATTTTACATTAGGTACAGGAACAAATACAAGTAATTATGCATCAAATGTTTCCAATGTAATAATAAATTCGTTAAATACAAATATTAATAATACAAGTAATTATGCATCCAATGTTTCTAATGTCATAATAAGAAATACAAGTAATTATGCTTCCAATATTTCCAATGTTATAATAACAAACACAAGTAATTATGCATCCAATGTTTCCAATGTTATAATAACAGATATTAATAATAATTATTTAAAATTATCAGGTGGAACATTATCTGGAAATTTAAATGTAAGTGCTAATATAACAACGCAACAATTATATATAAATAATCAAAATTTAACTGCAAGTATATTTTTTAGTCCTAATTCTTCTATTTATTCTATATTTTCAAGAAAAGTTCCATGGGCTATGTATTTTGCAGAAGATTATAATGCTTCATCACCAAACGTATTACCTAATTATATAAGTAATGGAAAAGATGCAACATTATCAGGAATAGAAGTAATAAAAACAACAACATCAGGTAATGGAGCAACAGGACCAATAACATTTATATCAGGAACAACAGGTTCTACTGTTCTATTCCCTATTGGTTCAATTCCATCAACTTTTACAATATTAAGTTTAACAAGATATACAGGTCCTAATAAACAAAGAATATTAGATGGTTCTGCGCCACCTTCGTATTATTGGCTTCATGGTCATTGGCAGGGAATTAGTGGTAGTGCTAAAAGAGGTAAAGCATATTATCATGCATGGATAACAGATGAATCTTCTTCAGAAGGAAACATAGATGATTGGTTATGTATGATTGGTAAAAATAGTGGAGCAGCACCAGGAAATATATTAGTAGATGGAATAGGAAAAACAACAAAAACAGGAGGATCAGGAGGTAATAATTTTAGATTAAATATTAATAGTGTAATTACTAATGAAAAAAGTGATTGGGCGTTAAGTTGTGTTATGATTTGGAGTGAAGCATTAACAGATGCTGAAATGGTTGATTTAAATACAATTATAAATAATTATAAAAATGATGGTATATCAATAAAATCATTAATAAATTCAACGGTTGATGATGATAGTGTAATAGAAAGTCGAGTTTATAATAGTTCTGAAAAAACTGAATTATTATTATTTAAAGGAAATGATGTAACAGGAGCAGCAAATGGACCTGATAGAATTAGATTAAAAGCAGGTAATATAGCATTTGACACATATTCAACAATAACATCTTCAAGTAGTCGTAATGATGAAAATATAGTAATGCTTATAAATGAAAATGGATATGTAGGAATTGGAACAACAAATCCATCACAAATATTACAAGTTGGTGCAGGTGGTAGATTAAGAATTTCAAATGGGGCATCTGATTATTCATTAATAGGCACAATTGATACTGAAGGCGTCACTAATACTCGTATAATACTTTCAGGAAATACAAGAACATCATCTCCATTTGCAGGTGATATACAATATTATGCAACAACTGCAATTGGAGAACATCTTTTTTATGTTAACGAGACTAATATACTTACATTAAGTTCAACAACAATGACAACATCATCAAATATTGATTGTGGTGGAGGAATTGCAATTACAGGTTCAACAGCTTTTAATCAACAATCATTAGTTGAATCTTCAAATCAAACAAATACATATATTAATTTTAAAAGTGCTGGTAGTGGCAATGATTGGTGTTATTTAAGACAAATAGGAACTTCCGAAAATTATAAATTAGCATTAGATTTTCATGATGACATTGATGCAAGATTTTGCATAAGAAGTATTACATCAACATCTAATACAGATGTTATTAATGAAGTTTTCACAGTCGATAATGGTAATACAATTATTAATGGTTTAGTAAATATTTATACAGGTACTCGTTATGCAGTTATTAATAATAAAATGCAACCAGGAAGTTTAACTATTGGTGGAATTGATGTTAATTATGGTGGTGGTGTTAGTCAATGGACTACTACTAATGTAGCAGGATTATTGATGGAATGTCTAAATAATACAGAAATAGCAGTTCATGATGCAGGGGAACGTGTAGCTTCATTAATGTATTATGAAGGAAATACTACAAATAGAATTACTATAGGTCGTGATATGGGATGGGGTGCTATTTCAAATGTTAATATTAATGGAATACTACAAATTGGGGGAACTAATATTAATAACTATTTATTTAATAATAATGGAGTAAGTCATTTGTCATTTAATAATTTTGATAATATTGATAAATTTGGTTATACATTTATTGTTGGTTCAACGAATGGACCAGGAACTGATACTCAATATTATAGTTGGTATATTGGTTTAGGTTCTGATTATTCTTCTTTTAGTGGTACTAAATCTTTTGGAATGCAATTTGCAATTGGAAGATATGAAGATTTCCCTAAATTATCAGTTAGAAGAAAACAAGTAGGTAATTGGACTTCATGGCAAGGTTTAACAGCAGAAAGAGCGGTAGAATTAACAAGTGGTAATAAAACAATAACAGGTAATTTAACTGTTTCATCGATATTAACAACATCATCAAATATTAATTGTGGTGGAGGAATTGCAATTACGGGTTCAACAGCTATTCATGATACATGTAATATTAATTTAGAAAATATGCAAAGCACATACATTTCTTTCGCACCTTCAACTTCTGTTGATGATTTTTGTTATTTAAGACAGATAGGAACATCCGACAATTATAAATTAGCATTTGATTTTCATGATAATATTGATGCGAGATTTTGCATTAGAAGTATTACATCAACAAATACTCCGGATACAATTACAGAAGTCTTTACTGTTGATAATGGCAATGTTACATGTACAGGTAATATTGATTGTGGTGGAGGAATTGCAATTACAGGTTCAACAGCTTTTAATCAAGCAACATTAGTTGACACTGGAAATAAAGCAAATACATATATTAATTTTAAAAGTGCAGACGGAGGTTCTGATTGGTGTTATTTAAGACAAATTGGCACTGGAGAATATAAATTAGCATTAGATTTTCACGATGATGGAAATGATGCACGATTTTGTATTAGAAATGTACTTTCATATGTTCCAGGTAGTGATACAGTATCAGAAGTTTTTGCAATTGATAATGGTATTGTTTCGTGTAGTAGTAATATTAATACAACAAATAAACTAATTTGTAATAATACTCAAGTAGCAGCACCGGCACAAGGAATATTTGGTGGAAATGGTGATAGAATTATATTATATCCTGGAACTGCTAGTGCACATCCATATTCATTTGGAATTAATGCATCTGAATTATGGTATAGAACACCACCTGGTGCATCTCATAAATTTTATATTAATGAGACAGCATATCTTACGGTTAATAATACAGGTGCAACTGTTAATGGTTCTTTAAATGCATCATCATTACAGGAAAGTGGAAAAAATATATCAACAATATATGATAAAATCACAGATAGACAATTATCAATTAATAATTTGGCAAATACATATGTATCATCAAATCAATTATATAATTATACATATACTTATTCATCTGCTCAAGTTTATCCACCAAAACTTTATAATTCTGCATCAGTTGAAACAATTACAACATATTTATCTCAATCCGTATATTATCAAGTTATGCAATTAGATACAACAGGAATAACATATGGTAGTGGAACATATGAAATATATTCTTCATCATCATTTGATGGCGTTAATACACATAATAAAGGATTATTATTTAATAATACTGATGAAGCATTAACAGCAGCATGGAAAAATAATAATTATGATACAAGTAATGGCACATATATAATATCAAATGGTAAAAATATAAATGGTTATTATGGAGATTGGATAATAATTAAATTGCCTGTAAGTATTATTTTAACAAGTTTCAGATTTTATGCAACTTTTATATATGGAACAGAAAAAAGAAGTCCTGGTGAATGGAAATGTTATGGTTCAGTTGATGGTATAACTTATACTGAAATTACAGAAGGTTCACAAATGACAAGATTAGTATCATCTGATTATACAACAAATGGATATTATGAAAAAACTTTAACTCCTGTAATTGATACTCCATATCAATATATTGGATGGGTTATAAATAAAATAGTTGCAACATCTGGACAAGCATTTTTACATTTTTCAGAACTTAAAATATATGGTAAACAAGTTCAGCCATTATTAATAAATGATAAATATTTATCATCAAATGTTTTACCAAATATACAAAAAAAGAATGGATTTCAAATAACTTGTTCAACACCTATAACATTAAATGGAACAACTTATTATAAATATGATATTGATTTAACTAAATATACTCAGAACTCAACTTTATCAGATGGAACTTCTTCATATCGAATTTTTAATATAAATTGTTTTATTGCAAGTGGTTATTTTAATTTATTATCAAATAATTTACCTAGAGTTTTTAATTATAATGTTTATATGTCAAATAAAACAGCAGCAGGAGATGGACCTGCAGGGATAAATATATGTGCAACAGGAACACCTGAAAATTTTAATTTGGATAAAATACCATCAAATTATGTATTCTTATTAAGAACAAATAATTATAATTATTTATCAGTTGTAACAACTCAATCAGGAGTAAGTGTTAATTGTATTATTATGGATAATTTAAATTAAAGATTTGATATATAATAATAATCGAAGATGGATAATAATTTTATATTAATGATATTGATGAAAAAATTTAATAATATGGATGTCATTAAACATATATATGATTTATATTTAATTGATAAATATTTTGATAACAATATAAATTATAAAAGTATTCAATTATTTAAAAATAGATTTATTAATGATATAGATAAAATTGATAAAATTGTTAAAATAATTAAACCAAACTATATTAATATTATCAATATTAAGAAATTATTATTAACTGATGAAATAACAATTAAATTTTTAGAGAAAATGCCAATTATAATTAAATATTTAAATTATAATTATAAAAATAATAAAGAATTAATATTATCAATTTGTAAAAAAGATGAAACATTAATTAAATATGCATCAAATGAATTAAAATCTGATATAGATTTCATAGATAAAATGATAGATATATATCCTGCATCTATCTATTATGCAAAAAAAGAATTAAAAGATAATTTTGAATTAGCTTTAAAAGCCGTTAATAAAGATGGTGATGTTATTGAATATTTATCAGAACGTTTAAGAAATAATAATGAAATAATTATTATTGCTAAAAAAAATAACTTCAATTATTTTAATCTAAATCATTAATATCTGATTTATCCCCTTCAGGTGGTGAAGTTGCAAATGGAGGTGGTCCCATTCCTGATGTCATACCTTCAGGCATTACTCCACCCGGTCCCATTGGTGGAACTGCTCCATAAAGTTTAGTAATTAGAGGTTTAATTTTATCTTCATATTCTTTTTGTTTATTCTTATAATCTTCAATTGTAAGTTTTGGATTTTCTTCGAACCATTTAAGACCTTCTTCAACAATTGGATCAATTTCAGCCTTGATTTCATCAAAACTTTCAGGTGCTCCTTCTGCTTTTGTTGCAAGACTATTTTTTGTATTATAAAGATAATTCTCAAGTTCATTTTTAGCTTCGATAAGTTGTCTATTTTGTTCATCTTCATCTTTATATTTCTCAGCATTTTTAACCATTTCCTCAATTTGTTCTTTTGATAGTCGTCCTTTATCATTTGTAATTTTAATATTATTGGTTTTTCCTGTGCTTTCTTCTTTTGCACTAACTTCAAGAATGCCATTAACATCAATTGATAAATCAATTACAATTTTAGGTTGTCCTCGAGGCATTGGTGGAATTCCACTTAGATTAAATGAACCAAGAAGATTATTATCTTTTACAAAACCTCTTTCACCTTCATAAATCTTAATATCAACTCCTGGTTGATTATCAGAATAAGTTGAAAAAGTCTGTGATTTTTTAGTTGGAATTGTTGTATTTCTTTCAATAATCTTAGTCATAACTCCCCCACTTGTTTCAATTCCAAGAGAAAGAGGGGCAACATCTAGAAGAAGTAAATCATTTGTTCTTGAACTTCCTTGACCTGTTAGAATAGCACATTGAATTGCAGCACCGATTGCAACGGCTTCATCAGGATTTAGAGATTTATTAAGTTGTTTTCCATTAAAATAATTACTTAGAAGTTCTTGAATTTTTGGAATACGAGTTGTTCCACCAACAAGAACAATTTCATCAACATCACTTTTAGAGATTTTAGCATCTTGAAGAACTCTATTAAGAGGTTCAAGTGATTTATTAAAGAAACCTTCAGCTAGTTGTTCAAATTTAGCACGACTAATAGTTGTTGTATAATCAATACCATCAATCAATGAATCAATTTCAATTGGTACTGTTGTAGTTGTTGAAAGATTTTTCTTAGCTTTTTCAGCAGCAATATTAAGACGTTTGAGGGCTTTAGGATTTTCTTTAACATCTTTATTATGTTTTCTCTTAATATCAGCACATAGATAATCAACAATAATATTATCAATATCAGAACCTCCTAAATGAGTATCACCAGCAGTCGCCTTAACTTCAAAAATACCACCATCGATGCTTAGAATTGAAAGGTCATGAGTGCCACCGCCTTCATCGAAAATAAGAATGGTTTTTTCTTTATTATTTTCAGAAATTTTATCAAGACCATAAGCAATTGCAGCAGCCGTAGGTTCATTAATAATTCTTAGACATTCCATGCCACTAATTGTGCAAGCATCTTTTGTTGCTTGTCTTTGACTATCATTAAAATAAGCAGGAACAGTAACAACTGCTTTTTTAACAGGATGACCAAGATAAGCTTCAGCAGTTTCTTTCAGTCTTGTAAGAACCATAGCTGAGATTTCTTCTGCATAAAGTTTTTTTTTCTCATTTTTATAATCAACAACTACAACCGGTTTATTATTTGAGTCAGATTCAACATCAAACGCCCAAAGTTTTTTATCAGCTTGAACATAAGCATCATCATATTTACGTCCAATTAGACGTTTAATATCATGAATAGTAGTTTTTGGATACATTGTTGAAACATTCTTTGATGCATCACCTACTAATTTCTCATCATCAGTAAATGTTACATATGAAGGAATAATACGTGAGCCGGTTTGATGGTCAGGAAGAACTTCAACTCTATCACCAATCCAAACTGCAACACAACTGGTAGTTGTTCCAAGGTCAATGCCAATGCCTACATTATCTTCTTTTGACATATCGAGGGTTCTTTATTTTATAATATTAATAATCAATTAAATCTTTAAATCTTTTTTTCGCAAATCAAATATTTCTTTTTCCAAAATAGAAATTGTATTATGGATATTATCAAAATATTTAATAATTTCTTCTTGAATTTCTAAAGATGGAATTTCAATTTCTAAAGATTTTATGGTTTTTAAATTAATATCTTTATAATTATAAAATAAATAATAACCTAAATATTTATGTAATATTATATCCGATTTTGGTTTTAATGATATCCCATAATTATTTAAAAATATTTTCTCAGTTGTTAATGCTACTTCATATTTAGTTATAATAATATTAAAGCCTTCTCTATTATAATTATTGCTCTTCATATCATTTCTTTTATTTTTATATCCATAAATTTTATATTTTTCATCATTATCATTATTATTATTATTATTATCATTATTATTATTTTTATTTCCATATTCGATTAAAGCAATTTCATCAATTGTTTTATAAATTAAAGTATCATTTGTAAATATTGATGTATCTTGAATATAATCAATATAATTAAATGAATAATTATTATTTTTTATTTTATTTATTGGAACAGTTATTAATAAATGTTTATCATTTGTAAAAGAATTATATTCATGAAAATTAATATTTTGTGTTTGATGAATAGTTGTTATTTTTTTATTATTATAAATAAACGTTTCATCTCTTTTTTTAATGAAATTTAAAATACATAATTTTATATTTATATTACAAATACCAAGAGGTAAATATATAACATCCTTAACATCACAAGTTTTTAATAAAATTTCCCTATTATAAATATAATCTTTATTTTCCTTATTATATAATTGAATATCATAAGGCATTATTATCATACATTTATCATCAATTTTAACCATATTTTTAATAATAGTAATAATATCAGATGTTAATTCAATTTCATCGTTATTTGCATAAAACGATAATAAATCATTAATATTTAATTCATTTTTAATATCAGTATCATGTGATATATATAACATTTATTAAAAATCATATATATAGATATATCTTTAAATACATGATTAAAGTATTTTCATTTTGGATATTATTATGGTTTATATTATATTATTTAGGATTTACAAAATATAATCCATTATTTTTATTATTAATAGCATGTATATTTCCATTTATACAGTTAATTTATTTCATAATATATAAAATATCATATTATAATTTTTTCAAATATCTTATTATTAATATTATTATTAAAATTATTCCAATTTTATTAATAATAAAATTTCCATTAAGATTTAAAATAGAAGATGTAATCTTCAGTGTTTATTTAATATTAATTTATATAGTTATGATGAGTATTCTAAATGTAAATATATATGAATATTATAAAGCAATGATTAGTACTTATATAAATGATGATAATAAAAACAAAACTTATATTAGTAAAACATATGATTATATATATATAAATATGAAATAATAATTTTAAATAATCATAAAATATAGATAATGAATAATAAAACTAATATTGATAAAATTGATATTAGCGTATTTCAAAAAATGTCTGATGAAGATTTTTTCAGTAATAAATTAACTCATATATATTTTAATGATGATGTTAATGATAAATCGGTTGATAAATTAATTGAAGATATAAAAGATGCTCATAAAAATGTAATATTGCCATCGGGTGCAGTAATTAAACCAAAACCAATATTAATACATATTTCTTCATATGGAGGTGAAGTAACAGCGGGAATGAGATTAATGAGTATATTTTCAATAAGTTCATTACCTATTGCAACTATAATTGATAATTACAGTTGTTCAGCAGCAACATTTTTAGCAATAAATAGTCATTATAGATTAACGACAGAATATGCATTTTGTTTAATACATGAATATTCAGTAAGTGGATTATTTATAAGAGAAAAACAAAGAGAATTAAAAAATATGATAGATTTATATGATTCATATTTTGAAAAAATAATTGAAATGTATTTAGAAAGAACCAAATTTAAAAAAGATGAATTAATGGATATTATTCAACATGATATATTTTTAGAATGTGATTATTGTTTAGAAAAAGGTATTGTAGATAGAATAATTAAAATTAATAAAAAAGACAAACCTAAAGATATTAAGACAAAATTAACTATAGAAGAATTAATTAATGATAGTAATAGCATCATTATATCATGTTCTAGTGCAATTGCTAAATTGGATAAAATATTATTTGAGGATAATTTAACACCGGTTATAATATATGCTAGAAAAAATAAATGTAGTACAACAGATAGTGATAATTTACAAAATAATATTTTTGAAACTTTAAATATGATACCTCGAATTGTAAATTTAAAAGTGCCTACATATGCTATTATTGATAATCCAATAAGTATTGATGATTTAATACCAATGTTATATTGTGACCATATTTTTATATTTGATTATTCATATATTGTTTGTAATATATTAAATTATTATAATAAAACAAGTTTATTATTAAATGATAATATAAAAAATACTAAATTAATATTTGGATTTATTTCTAAAATATTAAAAGAAAAAACAAAAATGACTGATAAACAAATTAATGATATTAATAATAAATTTTCAATTATTAGTTCAACCGATTGTAAAAAATTTGGTTTATGTGATACTATTTTAGAACATTATAATTCACATAAAATAACCAAATCAAAATAATCATTGTCATTCATCCCAAAAATCACTAATATCGCTAATATCGCTCATATCGCTCATATCGCTCATATAACTAATATTATCATCATCATTAGTTTTATTTTTAGTATAATTCAAACATTTCATTATATTTTTATGAATATCAATTAAATCAATTTGATATTTATTATAGATATCATCTGTAAAAGATAATAACATCATTTTGTTATAATAAACATCATTTGTTTTTTTAATATTAATTATAGTATTTTTAAAATAACTAGGAAAAATCATATAACAAACTAAATAATAGTTGTAAATGATATTATTACCTATTGTAAGTAATGCAAAATATATGGATCTATTCATATTATTTAAAAATAGATATTAATTTTTTATATAAAAAAATGACATAATATTTTAAAAAATTAAAATAGTCATAATAAAAACAAATGGAATTTTCAGACATTCAATTATTTATAAAAAATAATTGTAAAATTGTATCATTAAATATTGATTATACAAATGATGGAGATATTCATAATTATGTTATAAATATACAGGGTATAAATCATAAATTAAAATTAATTGAAGAAGGGGACGATGTAATTAAGTTAATTTATAATGATAATACGTTTACCGATGAAAATGAAATACAATTAGAATTATTTGAATTATTTAATTATAAAAATATTGAATATATTGATTGTTATATTATAAAAAAAAGAAATATAAATAATTTTGAAATATTAGATATTTATGATGATTATTATGATAATAATGATGATATATTAATTTGCAATCGTTCATTTAAGAAAAATGACAAATTAATAAAAATAAAAATAATATATCAGAATGAAGAATATACGATGTATTATAATCTTGAAACTATCCATGGATTTGACAATATAATAGAAAAAATAGATTTAATATTATAATAATAATAAATTTAAATCAGATTTTTGTATTTCATTTTTATGAATATTTAAAATATTTGTAATATATTTATAAGCTTCATTAATTTGTTCAAATGATATTCCGCCTGTAATTAAAACACTACCACTTTCAAATATAGCTATTGTTATTTTTTTGCAATTATTTTCACCATGTCCTGTTCCTTTGCCGAAACAATGTTTAGGACATATGCAAATACCATCTAATTTTTCTTTATTGGAATTCCAGAAATATTCTAATTTAACACCGTGATATCTACCTGGTTCAAAACTACATTTATTATTATATGTTTCACTAATTAAAATTTTATGTAAAATTTTACGTCTAATTAAAAATTTAGTTTCTAATGTATCATTTAAATAAGATTTAAAATCAGTATTAATCATTCTGATAACAAATTTATTAAATCCGATAATATCAATATTATCATTAACAATAATATCAGGGATAGTTTCATAAATCTTTTTAATTTGATTAATAATTAATTCAATGATATCTTTAACAATTATTTCTTCTTTAATGCCAGTAATTTGAATATTACCATTTTTAAAAATTTTTAAATTTGGATAATAAATATCACTCATTTTAAAAATTGTTGTAACTTGATTATCAAATAAATTCTTTTTAACACTATCTTTTTTAGATGCTCTTTTTTTCTTTGGATATATACCTCTTGTATTTGCTCTATCTGTTATTTTTGGATAATAAATCCATATAAATTTATCATTTAATTCAAAATTTTCATATAAAATATCTAAATTTACATAAATACCTAAATCAGCATTACATGTTATTGTGCTTACTTTATAATCAGTAAAATAAATTTGGTCTTCCATTATCAAATATATAAATGATTTAAACATTTAAATCATTTTTTTATATCATTTTTTTTCAAATTTTCTTTTTTTTATTCTCGGACATTTTAGCTAAATAAGAAGTATTTAATATTTCAGAACTGCTATTAATAGAAATCATTGGTGGTATATTTAAAATATATGTTTTATCGGATTTAATGTGTGCTTCTCTAAATTCATCAATAGTTAAATTTCCACCAAACATTTTTAATAAATATTTACATGGCGCTGGTCTAATAGTATTTGTAAATCCGTATCTTTTCCCCAACATTTGTATCCAACTATTAATTTCCCATACTTTATCACTGCTTCCATGTACTGAAAAATTATAAGCATTTGCACATTGTAATGAACAAAAAGACCCAAATACAAAATAACTATCATTAACTATATCATAATTATAAGGCATACCATAAACGATATTATCAATATTATGACAACACCAAAAACAATGTGAATTATTATTATTATTTGAATATGTTGTTTGATATTCAGTATTAGTATCATATGAAATATTTTCAGCATCATTCATAAAATAAGAATTAGATTCATATGGTGTTGGAACAAGTATTTTATTATCTTGATTATCATTATTAATAATTGTGTTTATTTTTGATTGAGATATTGGTAATTGAATTATAATATCTGTATTTTCATTATCAGTTGTTTTAATCATAGAATCAATTATATTTTTTTTTGTTGTTTTTTTAATAACTGTTGCATCCTGTATAGTTTTTTTACGAGGCATATTAATTATAATTACAAATTATTCTTAAATAAAATACATCTTTAAATAATCTAATAATGAAACAACATCATTTTTAATTTTAACATCAATTGTTTCAGATGGTTTATTTGCAAGTTTATCAGATTTTTTATCATCGTCCGTATTTTTATCATTTTTAATAAAACAATTATTTGACATTGTTTTAATTTCAATTTGCAAATCTTTTATAGTATTGATTAAATAATAAATAAATACTATAACTACTATAATAATAATAAATAATATTATATCCATTCTTCTATATAAAAATAATTAATTTTTAATTATTATAATTTAAACCAAATCCACCAGAAATATTAAATTTTAATTTATTATATTTTACTGTATATACAGTTATTATAATATCATTATTAGTATCTGATATTTTATAATTTTTTTTAAATTTATCATAATGAAGTTTATCTAAAACAGTTGGAGTATAATTATTTAATGTTAATTTTAGTTTTGACTGAGCAGAACCTTCATTATAACAACCAGATGGAAACCATTTTTCAGGAAATAAAGAAAAACTATAACTATAAATACCTTGTCTTGGAATACTAGTATGATATTCATATGGTTGTGAATTATTATAATAATATGAATCTTTTTCAGCTACTCTTGTATAAGTTTCATTCCACATTATACTAGCAGTTTTCATTATACTTTTTTCATTATTTCTTGGTATAGAATATGAATAATTTAATATATCATTAAAATTTTTAATACTATCAGCTCTATTTAAAGTCCATATTATTTCTTTTACTAATAATTGTGATTTAACATCAATTACAACAGTTGAATTATCACCAAATGCAGTAAATTCAGATTTATTATCAGATACAGTTTCAATTAAATATTCTTTTTGATTAGAAATAAGTAAGTTTCTTTCATCTACACCTAAAATAATAAATGTAACATCAACATGAGCAGTAAAATTATTATCTATAATAAAATCTTTAATTGTAATTTTAGAGTCCTGATTAAGATTATTTAACTCATTATAATAAGATGGACTAATATTCATATTATAAATATCAGAATAAATTGTATATAAATTTTCTATATTTTCAAATTCAAATTTTAAATAAACATCATATGATGTAAATACTTTTATTATTGGAAATGCTAAATTAGGATTTTTGCTAAACCAAAATGGCAAAGGAACTAAAATAAATCTTTCTTTTATTGATGGATTATCACTATTTTTTTTATTACTTGCTGGATAATCATATTCAGATAATATATTATTTCTAATTCTATATATTGTTTCTGTCTTTCTTGGATTTGTTAATTCTGCAATATTACCAGTCATTGTATTATAACTATCTTTAACCGGCATTGATAATTCATTCCATACTATTAACCATTGACCTGTTATTTTATCAATTTCAACATTACCAATATGAATTGATGCATTTTTAATAATAAGAGAACCAACATTTTCAACCCATTTGAATTTAAATTTATTATCAGAATATACATTAGGTAATTTAAATGCAAAACAAATTGATTTTAATAAATCAATATCCGAGCTTGCATTTAATTTTACATTATAAGGACCAGCAATATGCATATTAGTAATATTTTCTGGTTTATTAGCAAATTCATATGTATTTGTTTCAATTGCAAAATTAGTATGTTTTTTATATACATAATTAAAAAAACTAATTTGAGGATTATAAAATACTTCATTACTTATGCTACCTGCATTTATTGATAATTGTAAAAGACCACCGCCCATTATTAATATTTAATAATATTTTTGTTTTTTTATATAGGATTAATTTTATATCTATCAGAATTAGAACCTTTAATAATATCTTTATTTATAACCTTTATTTCTTTAAATGTTGCATTATATTTATTAAATCCACTATTATATAATTGTTTAACTTCTGTATTATTAAGAGCATAATTATAATAAGTTAAGTCAGCCATTTGTAATGCAGGTACTTTAGTAATTCTATCAGACAATGTTATTTCAGATATCTCTTGATTATCGCTAGGATTTATATGTAATCTACTTAAATTACTTTTCATAACTCTAGATTTAAAACTGTTTATTTCATCATCAATCATTGAATTAGTATTTGCTAATTTATCAGCTTTTAATTCACCGTTAAAATAAACTTTGCAATTTGATTTATTTGAATTAAATAAATTATCATTTTTAGATTGTTCCTTAAATACAACTGTAACCATATTAAATTTATCTTTATAATTAGCTACGTCAATATCCTTAATTCCAAATTTATTAGCATTTCTTTTATAATTTAAATCATCAGTATTATTACAATCTATTTTTATATTATTATTTGCATTATAAGTTTCCGGATAATTAATATTATTAAATTCAACTACAATTTCTTTAGCATCATTGCGAATTTTTATTAATGGATTTTTAACTAATATTGTAGGCTCAATAACATGTTCTTTAGAATCACATTCATATCCATAGTTATTTGATATTAAAACTGATTGTTTTTCACCTTTATAAAATAAAATTATATATTTAGTAGAATTATGAACAGTATTATTAGGATTTCTATAAGTAGATTCTAATTTTTTATGAATATCAGTAGCATCATATATAATTGTGTCATTAGAACTATCAAATGTAAAAAATAGCCAGAAATTATATGAATATTCAGCGCCACCATTTTGATTTATTGATGGATTAATATCTAAATATGAATAATCATTTTTATCATATGTTTCAAAATCTATATCTTTTTGTTTAGAATAATCTAGAATACCTGTAAATATCTTAGTTATTTTTCTATTTGTATTTGTTAAAACTATATTACTGAGAAATTCATTATTATAAACTGAATAACCGATAAATGCCATTATAGAAATTAAAAATATAGATAATATAATTTGAATAATTGTATTTATCATATCTAATTTAAATATATATTATAATTTATATACAGGATTACGAATACCATATGAACCTAATCCTAATTTAGCTAAAAATCCTGTTACAGGACCATTATTATAAATTCCATAAATATCTTGTTGATTTAATTCATAATTATAACTAGTAAATGATGATAATAAACCTGAAAAACCAGGACCAACGCCATATTTATAATCTCTATTATTGCCAACATATAAATATCCAGTAGTATTTAAATTTAAATTATTTAATTCAGATTTTTCACTGCCACGACAAATAACTGTTTTATTATTATCATCGGTAATAGTTCCTCCTTCACATGTTTTATTTGCTTCATTATGATAATGATTTTCATAACCTTTAAGAGTAAATGGTTCACTATCAGAAATTGATTTTACCAAATCTCCATCTACATAAGCAAATAATGTAGTTTTAAATGCATTTGAATTACAAACAATTGCAATATGAACCCATCTTTGTAATGGTACATAGTCAATTACTATACCAGATTTTAAATACCTATGTAAATCTTTTATTGATGAAATATTAGTAATTTCTCTAAAACTATCATCTTCAAGTTTTGAAAAACGAATATACATAGTATTATTAGTTTTATCTAAAAATATGTATGGAGAACAAGAAGCAAGTTTATATTCATTATCTCCATCAGCTGAAACAGCGGCAATTGTTTGATATTGACCTTTATATTTAGTCATATCATTTATATAAACCCAGAATGAATAACTTTTGCGACTACCATTTGCATTTTTTGCTAAATCAGCGGTAAATTTTGATAATTTAGTTCCTACAACGGGAACTTTAGTATCACTAACAACACTTTTAATTTTAGAAAATAATTTACTGCCTAAATATGTATATAAAACATATGCAATTATTATGGCAACTATAATGACAATAACTAATCCAATAAATAAACTATTATTATTAAAAGCATTTTCATATAAACGAGTGATACTATTTGATGCACTATTAACAATTCCATCTTTTCTTAATGTATCAAAAATTGGATTGCTTGTAAAATAGGATGAACTACTTCCACTCATTATTTATATTTAACTATCTATTATTAATAAATAAATTTTCTATTAATAATACTTAAATGATAATTACCATTAAAATGATTATTTGGAATTAATAATTTATATATTTTTTTATTATTTTTTTTTTGTAATGATAAATAACTTAATAATTTTGTAAAATTTGTTAATGAATGCATTTTATTATTTTTATGTTTAAATAAAAATAATGTATGAATAACACTGATAAAATAATCAATTGCAATTTCATTATTTTTATTCATGATAATATCAAAATAGCAAAAGTTTGATATAAAAGTTTTATAAAATAAATTTTTAACATTTTTTAAACCATTTCTATTATTTAATTCAATAATTAAATTTTCATGAAATTTAAGCGGAATTAACCATTGGTCTTTATTAATAATTCTTTTAAAATTATCTCTATTAAAATTATTAGCATATAATTCCGTAATATCTAATATTTTATCATTATTATTATAATATGTATTTGTGATTACTTGAATACATGTTTTAATATTATAATTATATTGAACTGCAGTATTTATAACATCAGCTAAATTAATATCCGGTTTATATTTAATTAAAATATCATATATTTCATTATTATTTAATAATGGTAATTCATATAAAATACATTGTTTTTTTATCTCACCTAATTTAATATTATTTGAAACTATACAAATAATAGGAATATGTTTATGACATGTTGTTAAAAAATTTAATAAATGTATATTCATAGTGCTGTCAAATGATAATAATGTCTCAAATTCATCAATAATAATAATTTTATTTTGTGTATTATTTGTTAATTGTTGAATTAATGATGAAACAAAAGCTTTAAATAATAAGTCAGTTAATTGTTTTGACGTGCAGCAATTATAACTATTAATATTAATGATGAATAGATTAAGTTCAGAACATAATTTATTTATTCTATATGTTTTACCAATTCCGGAATTACCGGTTATAAACAAACAAGAGTCATATGATAATTTATTACGAGGTGTTAATATCCAATCTTTAATATAATCCATTATTTAATTAAGAAATTAATATTATTTTTATAACAAGAAATGAATAATAACATAATAATGCGATAATAGGATATACAATATCTAATGTTAATAATGATTTGGAATTATATGTTTTTATATTGCCATGAATATCAAACATAGTTGAAGGTTTTATAAGGAAAATTAACAATAATATTAAAATATATAATAATATTATTATAAATATCATGAATATACTCTCTATAAATTAAATATAATTTATATTATAGATGTTAGACAAAATTTTAATAATTTTTATAATATTATTTATTTTTTATTATATTATTAATATAAATATTGAAACATTTGCAACGAAACAATATACAAATACAAATATATATTCATGGGAAAGAAATAATATTTATTCTGTAATGCCATATGATATCATAGTGAACAATAATAAAAATAATTATTATGATTTTGGAAATGACGAATTGGATGATAAATTTAATAATATTTTTAATATTAATAATGAAAAAATAATTAAGACAATTGAGGGGATTGAATGGTCTAATAAATGGAGTAAACCAAATTTTAACAAACATTTATTAGATAATTATTTTAATAAATTTATGATGTATTTTAATGTAATAATAACAAATGAATATTTTGATTTGCCAAATGATAATGATGATAAATTTAAGATTATAAATCATTGTTTAAAAAGATATAAATATGATATTAATAATCCAAATACTCTATTATTAGATATTGAATTAGTAATATATAGAAAAAATAAACCATTAGCAAGACATATAAAAATATTAGTAATCACAAATGGAATTTATAATAATGTAATTATGGCAAAAGTCATCGGTGTTATTAATGAATGTAATATAACTGATAAATATGATACATTTGATAAAAATAAAGATAATTATCATGAATTTGAACCTGAATTTAAATATAAATATGATATGAATAGTTTTATATATGATACAAATGAGAAATTAGTTCATTCCGCAATAGAATATAATTTATATAATAAATTACTTAAAGAATTATAATATATATTATTATTATTATGAATTATTTTGAATATACTGTGGAAGTTGAAGTAACGGAAGAAATTGAAAAAAAAACAAAAGTTATTTTTGATATGGTAAAGGATGGTAGAAGTCCGTTTAATATTTATAAAATTAGTGATGAACCAATTGAGAGTGATAAAAACAAAGAAGATACTGAAAATAAAACTCCTAAAACAATTAGAACATTTACACTAACATCATTATCAAATATCAATGGTATTGTATTACAATTTTTCAGTGGTGATTGTGCAAAATTTTTATGTTTTTATAAAACACCTGTAATTATGTTTTAATTTCTTTACTTTCCTTTTTGTTTTTCATTGAATTTAATCCATTCAGTGTTAATACTTTCTAATTCTCTGATAATATCATAACAATTATCAATTAAGAATTGTTTAAATTTTTCGGTATCTGTTTGTTCATCAAGAGTTAATCGGACAATCATTAATTGTTTTAGGGGATGAGGACATATATATCCGACATATGAACAATTAATTCCTTTATGTTTATTAGTTTGTCTGATATATTTATTATGTAATAGAGATTGAATAACATTTCCTAAACTATCATCTTCATTTTCGATATGAAAATTTACTGAAAATGGATTATTTGGAATAGGTTCAATCATTATTTCATTAGCTTCAATATTAGTGATTAATAATTTTAATTTATTGATAAGTATAATAATAGCGGTAGAGAATAAATATAAATATGATAAATTATTTACTGTTTCAATTTCAAATTTCAATAAAGTCGGGTCACCATAAATATTTTTAACATATGAACGATGTTTATCAAGAATATTATCTTGTTTATCTGATTCTTTTTTGTCTTCAATAAAATAAAAGTTTGATAATGAAACAGCAGAAAATGATGCATTTGCTTTAGCTGTTTTTTTAACTGCTCTTGCAATTAAATTTAATTCTTCTCCTGCTCTTAGTCTCGTAATTAATATATTATTTTTTGTAATTGGATTAGATGGAAATAAAATTTTTAATTCATTAACTGTTAATTCAACATCTTTATAAGTTCCGGTAAAATCAGCAGTTGTAATATTAATAGTTGATGATGTATCATTTATAACATTTAATTCAAATTTATAATCATTATCAATATAAGTATCTGTAATTTCTTCCGATACATTTATGGGAATTAATCCAATTCTATGTTTCATAAATTCATTATGAAGAGGTCCTGTATTTGCAATAATATCAATAGAAGGTTCATCTTCGCCATAAAATCCAACAACAGGTATTTCAGTTAAAATAATACGTCTAATACTATTAGCTATAGATAAATCTATATTATCAATATCAAACGAATGTTTGCCTGATTTAGATTCATAATTATAATTCTTAAACATTTTTTATTACTTATTTAAAATAAATGATATTAATTTTATGTCAATTTTTATTATATTAATTTATTATTATTTTAATAAATGATATTATTTTATAGTGATACATGCCAACATTGTGCGGTTTTATTAGATACAATAAAAAGACACGATACCAAAAAAACAATAAAATTAGTTGTTATTGATGCAATTGTAAATAAAATTAGTCATAAAATAAAAGCTGTTCCTGCTTTAATGTTTATGCCATCAAAAGAAATTATATATGGAAAAGCTGTATTTGACTACTTATTATTACCAAATAGAGGTTATTTATTTGCAAATAGTAATACTAGGGAAAAACAAGAAGTATCATCATCAATAAATTCTCCTATTCCTTTAAATAAACAAGAAAATATCGATGAACCAATGTCATTTACTTTAGGTGCTATATCATCTGATAATTTTAGCAATATCACGGATGATAATATAAATTCAATGAATATTAATGACGATAAATTATATAAATGGGGAATTATATCCGATGATACTAATAATACTAATAATACTAATAATACTAATAATACTGCACAATTGGAATCAGAGAAATCATCAAAAAAATTACCTTCAATTGACGAATTACAAAAACAAAGGGAAAATATATTTAAGGATATTTAATTAAAATAAAACATATAATGAATACGCTTACATCTACTTATATATTTAATCAGTATTATATAGACCTATTAAAGAAACTTAAAAATGTAGCAAAGAAACATAGGACAAAAAGTGAGACTGCTAAACGAGTTTTAAAAACAATAAAGGATAATTATCAAACGTATGATAAGACTTCGGCTGAATATATTGATTATTTTAAGGAAAAATGTTCAAGTGAATTTTGGGCTTCATATGTAGCTCTTGAGAAGGAAACATGTGATGAATGGTTTAAAGATGATACAAAAACATCAGTTGAAATTTATAAAAACATAAGTATTAAGGATATTATTAAACTATTAAGAAATAATTTTATATCTCATCATTATCTTAGTGTTTTATATATATATACAAATGAATTATCAGAGGAACAAATTACTTTAATTCTTAAAAATCTTCAATCGGTATCAGATGAGAAAGAGACAGAAACTGAAGTTAATATTGAAAATGCTGATATTAAAAAAGTATTATCTCGCCTAAATGAACTAAAGATTGATAATTTTAAATCAAATTCAAGTTTTAGCGGTATGGATAGTCTTAAAGATACTACAATTGGAAAGATTGCTAAAGAAATAATTGATGATGTTGATTTAACAAAGATTAAGGAAACAATTGCAAACGAGGGAGACATTTTTAAGGCTATTTCTAAACCGGATAGTGGATTTGGTGAATTATTTACAAATGTAAGTCAGAAAATGTCAAATAAAATATCAAGTGGTGAATTATCACAAGAAGCAATAATGAAAGATGCGATGAAATTTGCATCATTATTACCAGGATTATTTGGAGGAGGTGCAAATCCGGATGATAATTCAAATAGTTCAAGTGGATTTGATATGTCAGCTATGATGAATATGATGGCTATGATGAATGGTGGTGGTGGAGTTGGTGGAGGAGGAGGTAAAGGAAATAAACATAAAACAGGTGTGAATAATCAGGGATTAAGAAACCTTCTTAAAAAACAACAACTTAAACAAAAACTAAATAACTAAATAATTAATTTATTTTTCTTTTCAACATATTTTATAGAATATAATGATGATAAATATTATACCATTGATTAATATGAGTTTTAAAGATAAACTATTAGCAATATCTAATTTAATAATATTTTTAAGTTTAATATTTGCATTAATTTTTAAAAATATAATATTTATATTATTGGGAATTGTATTATTAATTTTTTTATTTTATATTTATTTATATGATGAGAAAGTTAAGATTGATACACATGAAACATTAAGTAATCGTAATTTAGGTTTCTATGATAATAAAATATGTGTTAAACCATCAGTTGAAAATCCATTTATGAATCCGTCAATCGTTGATTATTCTAATAATAATAATAATATTAAAGCATGTCCATTTAATAATGAAATAATAAATGATAATATAAATACATATTTTAAAAAGAATGTTTATAAAGATATTAATGATTTTTATGAACGTAAATTTTCAGAAAGACAATTTTATACAGTTCCATCAACAACTATACCAAATGATAGACAATCATATGAAAAATGGTTATATTATAAAGATAAAACATGTAAAGAAAATAATGGTATTCAGTGTTATAATAATATAATATAAGTTTATAATTAGATAATGGCAACATATTTTGATAAACAAAATAATATATGTTCGGATGCATGTTGGGAAGAATCAAAAAATTATGGTAATAAAAAAATAAATGATTATCATACATATTCAACACAATTAGTTGATTGCATTGACCCGAATGTTCGTTTACCTGAATTTATATATGACCATGTTAATTTGAGAGGTCGTCCAGGATATGGATTATCCGATGCGTGCCTTATTGATAATCATAGTCGTTTAATAAATAATAAGGAAAGTTTAACAAGAGACCGATGTAAATTACAATTATTTACACGATTATTTGAAGCAGGTCCTACAATGAGGGGGTCGTTAGGTGATATAAATTCAGAATTGGATATATTATCAGGTTCTGATTCCGGTTTTTATGGAAATGGTGGAAATAAATCATATTCTTGTAAAAAAACAATAATGGAAAAACAAATAAATCAACCAATACCATTAGTTGATTGTTTAAAGGATATTCAAAATCCTGAACATATAGTTCCGATATGGACAAATGGCGGTGAAGATACACGTTCATATATTAATAGATTAAATTTTAATAAAAATAATTAATCTATTAATATTATATTATATTATATTATTATAATATAATAGAATAAGTAATGAGTTTTAATAGAACTAAATATGATAATTGTTCATATAAAGTTGATTTAAAATCAAGCGTTGATACATTAGGATATATATTATCTCCATATAGATATGAAAATGGAAATAAATGTATGCATCAATTAGGTTTAGTTGGTGGAACAGCAGTATCACATATCAAGGGTAATTTAGTAGATTTAGACAGTGAATTACGAGGGCAAACCCGAATAATTTCAAAATGTCCTGATAATTTATATACTCCAAGCGATAATGGAATAATAACAAATGATAAGACAGAGCCGATTGACTCACAAATGAAACATTTACCTTCTTGTCAATCAATAATGTATCGTTCAATACCACTGCCACCACCATTAAAAATAAATAATTGTTAATAATAGAAATAATGAATATTCCAAATGATACAAGATTAAAATATGATTCTGGAAGTTATCAAGAAGAATTAGCACGTTCAATATTACCAGGTATATATCAATTAAATTCACCATATAATGATTGTAATGACTGTGGTGTAATAATACCAGATGACCCTTTTTTAAGATATCAAAATTATGGACAAAATACATGTAGTATGAAAAAAGCAGTGGATGATTCAACTGAATTATCAGGATTAAATTATAAGAATTCAAAATGTAATAAAGATGGTTATGCTCCTAATAGTTATGTATCTACCGGATGTAAAACAAAATATAATGGTGATACTCGTAAATGTGCAATTCCGACTGAGTCATGTCGCTTATCTAATCCTCCGTGCACATTAAAGGAAACCGGAATTAATCGATATGACCCTTTATTTTGGAATCCACAGGCAACAGCTATTGAAAGATTTGACAGAATTGGAATTAATTATCGCATGGTAGCAAAAGATAATCATGTTCCATTATTAGAAATACCGCAAGACCAAAATATATTTTATCCATTACTAAATAATGATGTTGTGGATAATGGAGATTTAAATCATTGGCAAAATTTAAATAAAAATAATAAAAATTATTCACCAGGTTATCCATTCGGTGAACCAACATATCTATTATCATGCAAACAATCCGTTAATAGTTATTAAAGAAACGGAATAATTCAATTGACATTTCCTCTTTATTTTTGAGAATAATATTATTGTAAATATATTTATAAATAATATTATCAATTCTTCTATAATGATTAAAATTTAAATGTGTAGTATTATATTTACTATTTCTATTTTGTCTAATATCAATATCTAATTTCGTATAATTATAACTAATTGGATTTGCTTTAACAATAATATTATATTTATATTTGAAAATATCAAATTTAATAAAATAATTATATTTATCTTTTAATAAATATTTAATATTATTTCTATCATTTAATTCTAATAATATACTTTTGTTATTATTATAAAATTTTATATCATATGTATTAAAAAAATAATTAATATTATCATTATTATAAAATCCTTCATTTAAAATTGAATTTAAATTACAAATTTTACCTGCAATAGTTGAATAATGATTATTTATATGTAATGTAAAACATGATAAAAAAGATAAATATGATGAGGTTAGAATGAATAATAAATAATTAAATTTCATTATTTAATAATAATATTAAATATCTTTAAATAATAATAGAAATGTCCGAAAACGACAATGCAGATATAATTTATTTAGATGAAGATATACCTGAAATAGATTATTTTGAATTAGTTAGTATTGATGAAATAATAAAAAATAATCCAAATTTTATTGCTTTTTCTAGAGAGGAGATTTATAATGAATTATTTAATTTTGTTAAAACTAAACCTAAAGCAGAATGTTTTTTAAAATTATTTTATGAAATTGTTAATAAAAAAACAAATGTTAATAATTTTGTTGTTATTGCTGATGCAAATAGAGGAAATTATGAAGATTTAAATATTGAAGAATTTATATCAGACCTTAAAAAATATGATAAAATTAATGATGCTAATCTTGCATTAGCCTCTAAAAATAAATTATGGTTTCCTTTAAATTATGACGCCGATAATGATAAAATTCGATTTAAGGCGCAACAAAAGACGGTAATTGAATTATCAGAAGATAATAATTTTATTGTATTTAAGGACGATGAAACGAATATACCAATAATTGGTGTATATTTTTATAGTCCTATAGCAATTTTAGAGGATTATTTGAATGATAAAATAATGTCTCATTTGTATAAACCAATTAAATCTGAAATATTAATAACAAAATCTGAAAATGAGAATTTTGAGGATTTGATAAAATCGTATAAAATCAAAATTCCAATTGATAAAATTGATAAAGATAATTATAATTATTCAAGTATAAATAATTTATTGCAAAAATATAATTATAATTTGGATAATATATCTCAAGATGATTTTAAAATAATTAAGGACCATCTGGATAAATTAAATCAAAATGAAAAAATTGAAAAGATAACTTATAAATCAATTCAAATAAAATCAATTGAATTAAATAATCCTAGATTTACTTTTTTTAATATTCTTAAAGAACTTAAAATATTAATTGATATTACTATAAAATCAACTGATGTTATTAATAAACAATTAAAAATATTTCAAAAAGAACGTTCAGTTGTTAAAAAATTAGATATAACTCGAGACTTATTTTCAATAGTAACTAATCTAAATGATAAAAATTATGACTCAGTTATTACTAATTTAAGGGATTTAAGGAAAAATATAATATTGGATGAGGCTATATCAAAATTAGAATTATTTAATAAATTAAATAAGAAAAATATAATAAATCAGTTAGATGAATTGGAATTAAGATTTGAATTATTAAAATATTCATTTGTCGATATTTATAAAATAAATTTTTCATGTGCTGACGATGAACATGAAATTCATATTGGAGCAGATGAAACACATTATGAAGGAGTTCCTGCAAAAATTGGTCAATCAAATGAAAAAGAAGATAATTATGAATATGATGATGAGAAGGAAGAAATTAATTTAGATGAGACACAATTTAATAAATATTATAATAATCAATTTTATAATGCGGAAGTTGGATTTTCAGAATTATTAAAGATGGTATTACCATATTTATTTAGAATGCAAAAATTAAGTGCTTTACCTATAAATTATGATATGATTGTTTCATATATATTTGGTAAATATAGAACAATAGAGCCAAAAATAACAATAATATATAAATATTTTCCTGATATTGAGGAAGATGAATTAAATATTTATTTAAAAAAATCAATAAAATATATTTTGATAAATGCCAAAGATAAAATGATAAATGCAATGAATGAATATTTTAATAATTTTAAAAATGTCATATATGATATAATTGCTTTATGGAGTATCACTATTCAAAAAGATATAGTTCATGAAACTTTATTTTTTAATCAAGAAAATTTATTTCCGGAATGTGAGCATTTATGGGATGAATATGGCGTTCCTTATGATATGAATTCTAAAAAAGGAGTTATGATTTATTTAAGTTGCATATTTAGAGAAGTATATGGAGATTTATATAAAGATGAATATGCGAATTTAGTTCCATTGGATGAGGATTATAAAAAAATTATAATGACAAATATAGCAACTAATTATGAAAAAGAATTATTATTAATAACTAAAATAAATGCTAAAAAAGATAAAATTAATATTGGACGAAAATATTATGATACTTTATATGATTTATTAAAAAGAAAAGAATATAAAGGTGATAATTTTTTAAAAGCTTATATAGATGCATTAATTTATATGCCATCAATAAAATTTGTAAAAATTCATAAATATTTGCAAGGTTGTTGTTTAGAAAAAATAGATGAAAATTTTAGTGCTGATTTATATTTTAAAACAGACAGACAAGATTTAAAAAAGGCAAAAGAAAAATTAACCGGAAAACGTGTATTTAATATGCCGCGATATAAAAGATTTTTCATTAAAAAAATTAAAGAAATTAATAAAGAACAACAATTTATTGAAATTAATAATCCTATTAAATATGATATCATTTCTATCGATTTAAAAAAATGGCTAATGGATTTAAGGGATTTAAAGGATACCACAATATTTACGGAAGATTTAATAAAAAGTTTATTATCATCAGTATTTAAAACAACTGAGAATTATAAAGAAAAATTTATTAATTATTTTAATAATAAAGAATTGAAACAATTATTTCATAATTATGATTTTGATAATTATAAACAAATATCATTAATTATTTCTAAAATTTTATATAAATATCTTAAAAATGACGCATTACCTTTTATTTCTATTATTAATACTACAGTTAATGAATTAAATAAATTAAGTTCTATAATTACTGATGATAATATTAGAGATATTTATAGTATTAAACGTATTGCTGTAATTCGCATTATGACTTTACCATCATCAATTGAAAGTTTTATAAATAAAAAATTTATACCATCAATTGAAATGGATAAAGATGTATATCAAGAATTATTAAAAGAAATTATAATAAGTGTTATCAATAATATTAAAAATTGTCATATGTTAGATTTAGAGGAACAAATTGATTTTATTAATCAAATTCGTGAAAAAAATAAATTTGATATTTTAGCAAGAATGAATAAAAAAACCCGTGAAGATAAGGAAATAGAAAAAGAATTAAAAAAATATGGTTTGAAATATAATGAAGAAATTTTAGATAATGAATTAGAACCTGAAATTAATAAAGAAAAAATGGATAATTTTGAAGAAAATGAAGGAGAAGAAGAATATAAAGTTGATATGGAGGATGGTGATAGTGATGATGAATATATGAAAGGTTCAAATAATGGTTTTATATATGCTGATTAGCTAAATAAATAAATATGCATTATTGATATAGAGAAATGAGAAACAATGATACACCATCAATGGATAATATTTATAATTCTAAATTTTATAGTGAGGTAAAAGCTTATGAACAAAATTTAAGTGATGATTTTTATAAAAAAGCGCAAATGCCATTTCAAACTGGTGTTATTCCACATTATATTAATAGTGATGATATGAATACAAGTGTTATTAAAAGTTTATCAGGAAATGATATTAATATTAATGATTTTAAACATGGAAATATGCAACCTTTTATAAAAAAAGGAGTTACGCAAAATATGGAACAATTCGGATTAAGTAAAAATATGGGTTATAGTTCAGATACTAAAGATACACGAAAAACTGAAATTTCTAGAAATGATTTTTTCCCTTCTATGCCCGAATATAATAAAAATTTTATTGATAAAACAAAATTTTTAGCATCAAGAACAAATTTAACTCAAATTCAAAATAATATATCACCTATTCAAACTATTCGTGTTGGTCCTGGTTTAAATAAAGGTTTCACAAGTGAAGGTTCAGGCGGATTTCAACAAGCTGATACTGCTAGATATGTTACTCCTAAAAGTAAAGAAGAATTGCGACCTGCTTCAAATCAAAGGTCATCAACTTATACATTACCTATGAAACCTAAAAATAATACTGAGCAACGTGGAATGATTACACCTATGAGTAAAAATCGCACTGAAAAAGCATTTGTGCAAACTGAGGATAATTGGTTTAAAGGTCAATCAGTATTAAAAAAGGAATCAGAAAGACCCGAAGAAAATCTTAAAGATACATCAACAAGAACTGATAGTCATATTAATTATTATGGTCCATTAAAAAATCAAGTTGAAAATAAAACAGATGATTATGGAAAAAATACAATTATTATTTATGATAATGAAAGAAATTTAACGCAAAAAGAAACACCCGTTGCTAATTTTTCAAGCGTTGTTAAAGCAATGATATCACCCGTAACAGATGCAATAAAAATAACTTTGAAAGAATATTTTGTTGATAATCCTCGATTAAATGGAAATGCAACCCCTCAATCTCCTGAAAAATCTACTGTATATGACCCTATTACACATGTTATGAAAACAACTGTTAAAGAGACAACAATTCATGAAGGTAATAATGGCGTTTTAACCGGATATGATGAAACTTATTCAGCTTTATATGATGCCGCAAAAACTACAACTAAAGAAACAACAATTCATGAAGGAAATAATGGCGTTTTAACTGGATATGATGAAACTTATTCAGCTTTATATGACGGAGCAAAAACTACAACTAAGGAAACAACAATTCATGAAGGTAATAATGGCGTTTTATCTGGATATGATGAAACATATTCAGCTTTATATGACGCCGCAAAAACTACAACTAAGGAAACAACCATTCATGAAGGTAATAATGGAACTTTGAGTGGATATGATGAGACATATTCGGCTTTATATGACGCAGCAAAAACGACAACAAAAGAGACAACCATTCATGAAGGTAATAATGGTAATTTGAGTGGATATGATGAAACTTATTCGGCTTTATATGATGCAGCAAAAACGACAACAAAAGAGACAACCATTCATGAAGGTAATAATGGTAATTTGAGTGGATATGATGAAACTTACTCAGCTTTATATGATACTGCAAAAACGACAGGAAAAGAGACGATGATTCATGAAAGTAATGGTGGATTTATGGAGGGAAAACAAACAGGATATGTTAATAGTAGTAGGGCAAGAACAACATTAAAGGAAACATTACCATGTAGAGATACAGTAAGAAATATTAATAAAACTTCATATTATAGTACATATGTATATGACCCGTCGTTAGTTGCTAGAAAAACAGTTAAGGAGACGACAGTAAGTTCGGGAAGTTCTGGATATGGATTTTTAGGAGGAGTATTAAATGGTTTATTTGGAGGATATTTAATAAAAGATGAAAAGGCTAAAAATACTCAAAGACAAAATTCATTAACTGATAATTATGGAATTGCAGGAAGTAAAACAATATTTAATCAAACAGATAGAGAGGCTGATTATAATGCTGAGATTGATGGAACGCGAGAAATGATAATGATAAAAGCAGGAAGAACACCTAATGCAGGTGGTAAATTTGTAGGTGTTCCTAAGGAAGATGTAAATATGGTTGTGAATAAACGTCAAATAGATTTGGAAGAGAGTGCAAGAATAGGCAATATGGGAATAGCATATGATGGATTACCTGCACCAGTTGATATATCAAGTATAACAAAACAAAAAACGGCAGAAAATGCATTTAATAATAGATTAGATAGTTCAATATTATCATCATTGATAGATAATGATAATGTTATAAAAATAAATCCGATAAGAACTGAATGTAAATCTATTTAGAAAGTTTTTTTAACTTTTATTTGCATTTTATTTTTATTATGATTTTTAGCAAAGACACTTGGATCATATGGTTCTTCATCATCTTCGTCTTCATAAACAAGAGTATTTGCTTTTCTTTCTTTTTCTAATGCGCATAAATTCCATAATTCAGGCGTACACATTTTAAAATCTGCTTCTTTTGCTTTATACCATTTAACCTGGTCTTCTAATTTATTACTTTGAATTTTATTATCGATAACAACACATTCATAATTTTCGGTGCAACTATCCATCACGGCACAAAAAGTTGAAAAATCATTAAAAACTCCTGCATAATGATTATATATTTTTTCTCTTTCTTTAATAATATTATTTTTAAAAATAAAAACATAATCAATATTAGCTCTAAGAACTGGAGGTAAACCCATACAATATTGCATAGTAATTAAAAAAAATATTTTATAATGTCGTCCGTTCATAAAAATACTTCTGATATTTTTATCAGTAGGCCATGTCTTATCATATAGACAATCATCTAAAATTAAAAAAGCTCTATTATCGATATCAGATGAATTATATCTTTTAATTTGAAGGGCTTTTTGTTTATTAATTGATATTTGTCTATCTAAGAATTTTTTAATAATAACAGGTTCATATTCTTCATAAATTAACATATTAGGTATAAATGTTTCAAAAAAATTATTTGCTGTTTCTGTAGGACTAATAACAACACCAACCGGCAAATCTTTATGATAACTTAAGATATCTTTCATACAATATGATTTTCCAGTATTTCTTTTACCAATTAAAACGACAACTGAATCGCTTTTTATAGTAGATGGATCGAATTTTTTTAATTCAAGTTTCATATTTATTTATTTAATTATTTTAATATTTATATATATCTAATGCGTATAATTATATATAATTAACATTCTATATTAAAATTAGAGTTTATATGGAATATTATATAATTTCATTGTTTATTTCGCTAGCAATTTTTATATTTGTATATTTATGCGATTATAAGAAACCAATGAATGAAAATGAAAATAATATTATTTATGATAATAATGGTTATGAAATTCCAAATGATAATAAATCATTATTTTCAAAAAATAATTTATTATTATTTGGAATTATATATATAGTTGTAACTATTATTAGTTTTTATGTTTTTACATCATCAATATCAATATCTTCATTATGTCCATTATTTATCTCTAATTTATTAAAAGTTCCTGAACAACAACCAGTATTAATAAAAGGCGGTGAAGATAATGATGAAATTGACCCTGCAATTTTAAATAAAATAAATGACAATATTGAAATTGGTTTCAATCCACCTAATATGGATGATGATAATGATAATAATGATAATAATGTTTAATTATAATAGTAAAATAATATAAAAATGATTATTAATTTTTTTTAAAAGTTTTTAAAGTTAAAAAAATGACTTTTACATTTGATGAGGATAATTTCGAGAGAATGTTTCATGAGAAATATAATAACGAAGAAGATTTTGAATTGTTTTTATATACATTCACTGAAAATTTTTCATCCAAAAAATCATTGATACATAATAAGAATGTTGTAAATTATTATTATGGAACAGCTGAAAATGCCATTAAAGTTTATGAGAAAACATGGAAACTTGAATATCACAAAGATTGTTTATCAAAGGGGAAAAAACAAGCATATATTGAACTCGCTGCAATAACATTATATAAGGTTTTTTATAGTAAGTTGCATCCAAATTGAGATTTTAAGGTTTTGATATAAAGAAAAATTAATTTTTTTCTTTTTTGTAATTATAAAAATAAAACTTAAAAATAAGAATGAATAATAGCATTGATTTATCAATTAATTTTAAAGATAAGGAAATATTAAACCTTAAAAATTTTACATTATCAAAAATTGGTATATTAATAATAAATGAGTTAGCATTTAATTTTATTATTTATTTCTGGTATTTATTATATATTTTTCGTGTAATTCATTCTCCTAATCCATTTTTTGCATTAGTATTATCATTAATTCAAAATTCAATATTATTTATATATTTATTAATGCATGGATTAACTAGAGATGATTTAATTAAATATTTATTTGTTTTAATAATATTTAAAGTAATGCCAATATATTCAATGAGACATGATATGAATGTTAGTTATTTTGATGTTTATGTAACCGTTTATTTATATATTATTTATATTTTTATAGTATTAGTATTATATAATTTAATATTGAGAAGAAATACTAATGTAGAAAATGTATTTAAGACTGATATTACAAATGCAAAATATGATAAAAATATGACATCAAATGCATATGATACTGTTTATAATGATATGATATTACGGATAATTTAGAATAATTTTATTTAGCATAGTAATAATAATACTAATATAATAAATAATATCATTCATTATAATATTTAATTGTTGATTGGAATTTTCATTAATGAAAGATTCAAAAAATAAATTTTCTATTTCTTTATTATAATTTACATATAAATCGTGATTTATGCGTGATTTAATATTAGAATTTAATTTAAATAATTTATTACATATTATCAAATAATGTAATTCATCTATATCTTCACAAATATTATTTAATTCTTTAATAATTTCTTTGATTTCTTTTATATCCATATTTCTATTATAATTGAATAAATAGTTTTATATATTCTTTTAAAGTATTTCTACAACTTAAGCATTTAGTTAAACGTGAATTATGATATTTCAGACTTTGCATTAAACATTCATTACAACATGTATGACCGCATGGAATTGCACACATATTAATTTCATTCTCGAAACAAATCGGACAAATATTTTTACTTGTTTTTTCTAATGGTATAATTTCTTTAGTGGTATTAATAAAAAGATTTCTATAAGCAAGTAATTTTATTTCTTGTTTTTCAATATCTTCAATTAATTTATTTTTTTTAATTGTATAATAATCTTTTATCCATTTATCCGCATATATTTTAAATAATTCAATATATTTTATTATATGTTCTGACATTTCATTAGTTTCTATATTTTCGGATGTTTCTCTGCACAATTGTATCATTGCATTCTGATGTTTATTATAAATATTACATTTATAATTAATTATGTCTTCTTTCTGTTTATCTAAATTAATACTTAATAATTTATTTTCATTTAATAATTTATTAAGATTTTTATAATCTTTTAATAATTTTTTTGCATCTATTGTATTATTCCAATCCTTTATATCATTATTATTAGTATTATTAGCATCAATAGTATTATAAATATTTAAATCATCATCAATAATATTATAATCAGTATCTACATTTTCATTTAATTCGTATGCTTCATTTATGGAAGTATAATTCATTATATAATAAATAAAAAATAAATAAAAAAATGATAATTTAACTTATAAATAATTAGATATATAAATAATGTCTTTGACTATTTCTAAGCAAGCATTAAAAAATAATTTATTGAATATTTATAATTTAAATGAAAAATATGACTTAATTTCTTTCTATAGAGTTTTAAGAATTCATAATGATAAGATTAGATTATATACAAATGATGTTATATATCAAAATTATATTACTGAATTATATAATATATTGGATGTATATATGTATGGTGATGGAGAACTAGATATCATAAGCAAAAATAAATGTTGCATTGCACTTCGCAAAGTTATCAAATATATAAAATAAACATTTGTTATATTTATAAAGCAAAAATAAATAAAACTGAAACTTTATATTTTTTTGTTATAATTATAATAATGAACGGAATTCCATTCAATCATTACATTGATATTAGTCAAATATCAATGCCAAAATATATATATATGGATGAAATATATGATTTTGACGAAATATTATTCAACATTTCGCAAAAGACAGAAGGAGACACAAGGAAACGAAAAAGAAGTATTAATGATTATGAGGAAGAACATAATAAAAGATAACTTCTAACTTCTTTGATATATATCTGAAAAAATTATTTTTTTGGATTTATAAAAAACTGATAAATTATTATATATTTTTTTATTATGGATGATAAAAAGCAATGCGTCATTAATAATATTAATTTCATAATTTCAAATTACTATAATAATAGAGATATAGAAACATTTTATAATCAATTATGTCAAATTGATGATGATATACATTTATATATTTCTGAAAATTTATATAGAGAATATAAAATAGAACATCGATGTATTTATTATGAGATTATTTATGGCGGTGATGAAGAAGATGCTGATATTGTTGTTAATGATTGTATTGTAATTTTAGAAAGAATAATAAATATAATTGTTCAAATATAATAGTAATATAATATAAAAAATGATATTAATTTTTGATATTAATATTTATACCATCTAATGGAAGATACCATTCTTAAAACGAGTAAAGAACTTATTGAGGCAATTAAAGAACTTCGTGTTAATTTTGAAGAAGATGAATGTTTAACGGTATTTTATCGTAGATTGTGTTCTTTGAAAGATGACATTAAGGCGAATATTTCTTCTGAATTGTATGATAAGTTCGATATTGAATATAAATGCGTTTACTATGAACATTTATTTGGAGATGGCACATTCTCTGAACATGTTGTTAAAGATTGCATGGATTGTTTGGATGAAATCATTGACACCCTTATTTTAAAGGATTGAGAATGATTAAATTATATGACAAAATTAATTTTTTGTCATTTTTATATTAATCATCTAAATCAGTATCATCAGAACTATTATAATTATCAATAATAATAGTTAATAATTTATCAAAAAAATTATGATATAGAACAATTGATGCCAATTCTGCATAATTTAATTTAGACCCAATAAAATCAAATTTAGAATTATAATAATATTTAAATAATTCAATAGCATTTTCTATCGAATTATTTGTATAATGATTAATAATATTCATATTTTGGTGAATAGTATTATCATCTGTATAAATTTCAATAAAATCTTCAAGAAATAAATTAAAATATATTATTCCATCATAACTATTATATTCTTTAACAAAATTATTAATAAATTTTAATTCATCAAAAATTATTGTTGACATTCTTTAAATGATATTATTAAATATTAAAAAGATATTTAAAGAAAGTTTGATATTGTCCTTAAATCATTATTAAATCATTAATGGTAGATGATAGAAATGAATATAATGATGCATATGCTAAATCTTTATAGAAAAGTTCTTTATTATTATAATCATTAAAATTAATATTTTTTATATTTTGATTAAATAATTTAATAGCATCATAAACGTCTCCTGCATAATGAATGATTATCTCTTGATTTTCACCAATAGTATTATTTGATGATACAATTATATTTATTTCAGTTTCTAATATTTTTTCATAATTTTCATTATTTGTTTTGAATTCATATAATAATAATTCAATCAATTCATTCTCATCAAATGAAGAAACCATGATAATGATAATAATGATATTAATCATCATTTTTTATAAAAAATGATTTTGAAATAAATAAAATAATAAGATGAAGATGGTTTCTTTGTTTGATGAAAATGAATTTATTAAATCAATTGTTTATGATGATAATGTTAATGGTAATGATTATGAGAAAGCATTATATGATAAATATTCAAATGAAATTATATTTGGTTCTAAAAAGGAAAAAGAGATTTATTCTAAATATGAAAAAACTTTCATAATAGATATAGATTTTAATGACCGTGTTATGATACAAATGTCTTTTAATGAAGATATTATATTTATTAATCATATTCCATCTTTATTTGATATATTACAATGTAAAGTGGATATTGAAAGAGAAAATGCATATTTAAGTGATGCAGATACAGATATTGAAATATAATATTTAAATAAAGATGATTATTAATTAAAAATGTATTAATATTTAAGTAAATACATAAAAAATGATAAGTAAATAGTAATTATTTATTATGACATATTCAACGATGGCATCCACTTTTGACGAAGCGACATTTATCTCTACTATCTTGAGAATTTGCCGCGAGGACTATTCGCTCAATACCACCACGATTTTTACGGAAAATTACATAAATGAAATTGGATTCAATACTGAAAAGGAGAAATCAATTTTACAAACACTTCGAAATAACTCAGGACCTGACGCACACATTTACGACGAATCATTATATTCATATTTACTTAACAAATTTGAATATGAATTGGACGATTGTTATGATAGTGAGGAAGATACTGATGAGGAGGAATGAATGTTTATTTTCTATAAGGGCAAAAACTAATAATTTTTGTTCTTGTTAAATATAAATGTAAATTTGTATTATTTTTTTTAATTTTATAGAAAAAATGAAACATTACTTTTAAAATTACTTTTGACTAAGTAAAATGTTTTTTAGAAGAGAAGTTCATTATATAACGTTTCTTTGCCTACTTTGATGATGCAAACTTAATGCATTGGTTGCGCAAATTTAACAATATATTGAGGATGTATCTTCGACAAATGTTTCCAGAAATTAAAGATAACTTTGATTGCTGGTTTTGGTCATTTAATTCTTATTTTTTATTTTAAAATATTTGTATTAATAATTAAGAATTTATAGAAAAAATGAAACTATGATTTTATAAAAATAATTATGACATATACAATGATGGCATCCAACACTTTTGACGAAGCAAAATATATTTCGGCAGCTCTTGAGAAGATTTACTATGACTATTCATCCAGAATTGACAGAATAATTCTTGACCATTATATGCTAGAGATTGGACATGATTTGGAGAAAGAAGCGTCTCTTTTAGAAAGTTATCGCAATGAGGGAAAGGCAACACATGGAACGTTATATGACATTCTTTACTTCAAAGTCAATAAAGCAATTGACGGCGAAGAAATGGAAAGTTATTACCAGATGGACCACCCTTCTTACATGAACTGATTTTCGAGACTTTATAAGAGCAAAAATGCAAATTTTTGTTCTTTTCTTATTATTATTATGATTATTATGATAAAAGGAAAAGAACAAAAATAAATGTTTTTTGTTCTATATAAAATCAACTGATGATATCTAGCCTATAAGCATTGGTTTAGTATCCGCCGCAAGCCAAATATCAGCAGCTCTATATAAAATATCATCTTCCTCTTCAACTTCCTCATCAAAGAAGTAGTTATTTGATTCAAGATATTCATATAATATTTTGCCACATAGCTTTTGCATAAACAATGAAGATTTCAAATCGTTTGATAGATTTTTATCAACAAACAATCGGATATCATTGATGATATCTTCATAATTTATATAATTTTTAGTGCGAAGAGTATAAACACAATTCAAAATGAAAACTTCTTGAGAAAACATAGATAAATATAAATACTTTTATTTCATTTTTATATATAGTTTCTTATAAATCAATACAAATTTTATATTAAAAACAAAAAACAAAAAATTAATTTTGCTTTTTATAATGATGATAAATTCAAGAGTTCTCATCATCGGTTTCCGCTTCGCTTTCATAATCAACCACCAGCTCTTTTTCAACCATCAAATACAGTTCATTATGAAGGTCTGATAATTCAGTTGGTGAAAGACTTCCTGCTACTTCGGGGACATCAATGATTTTATCAAAGTATTCATCGAAAACAATGGTAATATCATATTCATCAGCAGCTTTATATTCGGCGATGCAATCGGCAACAAACTTCTCTTTATTTAGATTAAGAGATGTCATATCAAATAGCATAATAGTAAAAGTAAAAGATTATTATCATTTTTATTTCAAAATTAGTAAAAATAAGACAAAAAAATATTTTTAATCATCAAAATTATCATCATAATAATTGATTTCTTCATCTGAATAATAAATTTCAGTTTCGGCATCACTAAAATAAAGTAATGTTTCTTCATCAATTGCATCAAGAAATTTAGAAAATAATTTAGGTTCTAATAATTTTTTGATATAATCATTATTATTATAAATTTTTTTTGAATTATCAATTTGTTTTTGTGTATAATAATTTAGAATAATATTATTGATATTATGGATATTATCAATATTATTAATTAAAATATTAAAATGTTTATTAAATAAAGATGTACAATAATCAAAATAATCAATAATATAATTACGTCCATCATATTCATTCATAATATTATTGATGAAATCATTTTCATTAAAATAGATAATATTAGTCATTTTATTTGATATTATTTTTTATTTTAATGTCATTTTTTTATTTAAGGAGATTTCAAAATTATCTTTAAATATAAAAATAATGTCATCGGGATTAGTATTATCCGAACTAATGAATGATAAAAAAGATATTGAAAATAATATTAATGATAATATTTATAATATTATTTATAAGAAATATTATAATAATAAATCAGATAAATATGAACAATTGCTTAAAAATAATTATAAAAGATTAAATATTATAAATGATAAGATAGATAATTATCGAACATTATGAGCTGTTGATTTATTATAGAAATATTTAT